GCAGACGGAGACGCGGCAGGTGCTGGCGATGGCGCTGGGGTGGGCGCCGGGGTACCCCCCGATGGAGACGGAGCAGACGGGGCCGCGCCGGGCGCGGGCTCGCCGTCGAAGAAGCGGGTGAACGTCGGAACTCGGACACGCATTGGGCTACCTCCCGATCACAGTTTCGTGATCAGGACTGTAGTGTCAATGCGGTGACGGTGTCAAGTCTTTGACATTGCGGGGGTCAGGCCGGGTTGCTAGGATCAGTGGCGACGGGCAGGCTGCAAAGGGTCCTTGGCCCCCGCCGACAGGCGCGCAGTCGGCCAGCCGCCCGTATTACCCCTATGGCGACCAGACGTACTCTGAAACGGCGACGGCAGCGACAGGCGCGACGGGCGGCCGTCCTCGCGAAGATCGAAGCGGAGCGGCGTGCCTTCCACGAGAAGTACGCGCCCCGATTCGCCGCAGCACACACCCTCGATCAGCAATTGAAGGTCTACGCGGAGGCCATGCTGGGCGAAATGATCGAGCACGAAACGCGGTCGGTGCTGTGGGAGATACTCGAGCGCCGCTAGGCCGCCTGCCCCGACTCCCGATTGCTCGATCGCATCCCGTTCCCGGCGCCACCGCGATCTGGCGCTTCCGGCTGCGGCCGGCCGGCTGCCTGCACCTGCTGTTGCTGCATCTGCTGCTGCAGGAGGGCATCGGCGTGGCTCGCGAGATGAGCCGCCAGCAGTTGCTCGAGAATCTGGCCGCCGCCGGGCCGAATCGAATCAGCCTGTGTGATCAGCTCCAGCACTTCATCGCTGTTCATCCACTTCTGGTTCTCCTGCAGGTGGACCTGGTCGTTGTGCCAGGGCTTGCGCTGCAAGGGGGACACTTCGGGCGGCGGCGGTGGCGGCAGCGCCTGCCCGGTGGCCGGATCGACCTGCGGCTGGAACGTCTGCATCTGCTGCTGGTACATCACGAACTGCTCGACGCCTTCCATGCCGCCCTTGACCCACTCGCCGAACTCGTCCTGCTCGCGCAGGGCAGACTTGATGGCCGAATCCAGGGCTGGAATGAGCCAGTTGGCCCCGAACTTCTGCATGACCGCATAGACCTGATCGCTGTCCTGCGGATTGACCATGCCGAGCTGGTTCAGGTGCTCGATGGCGGCGCGCATGCCGAGGGCGGTCTTCGGCGCGGTGCTGCCGTCCTCGACACGGACGGTGATCGACCCTTCCAGGTCGGCTTTGCGGAAAATCTGGTACGACCACGTGCCGTACGGCGACTGGACATTGCGGACGCGCTGGGTCGGGCCATGCCGGCGCTCCAGTTCGATGGCGATGTCGGCCCAATGCGCAAATGCCCGACCGCGCGACTTGAACAGCGGCGAGAAGCGCCCACGGGACTGCTCGACCAGGAGTTGCAGGGCTGAGAAGGCTTCGACGCCGCTGGGCTTGCTGCCCTTGATGACATCGTAGGTGCCGGCCAGTTCTTCGATGTCCCCCAGGTGCTGCTGCCGCAACTGGAAGGCACTGCTGGGCGGGTTCTCGCCCCCCATGCGCTCCGGTTTCGCATTCGAGGCCCCGACCGTCTGGTACTTCACGATCAGGCCGGGTTCGCCGGTGAACCGCTCCACTTCGGCGCCCTTCGGCTCCAGCCACACCGGATTGCCCATGCGGTTCAGCGTCAACTGGGTCATCGAATCGACCTGGTTGAGCTGATCCTGCTTCTTCAGGATGTTGTCGACGGCCGAAATGCTGTACAGCCGGCCTCCGGTGCGGCGGTAGGGGTAGTGAATCCACGGCCAGAGCGGCGAGCCATCGAGTCGCATCGTGGGGATCGGGCCGGTACCCTCGGTGCGCGCCACGATGGGCTGCTTGTCGCCGTAGAACTTCATGTACAGCCCGCGCGGAAACTGCTTCGAGGGCTTCATCCAGAGATGCAGTTCTGTGGTGCCTTGCGAATCACCCTCGAGCCCCGAGCCGCCGAAGCTGTTGGGGGTGAACGGGGCACCGGGGAACGTCTGGAGGCTGCGGTAGAGCTGGAGGCTGCGATACTCCGGAGACGTGGTCCACTGGATCTTGCTGGAGATGTCCGACCCGACTTCGTCCTCCACCTGGTGCTTCGGCCGCCACGTCGCGTAGATCAGCCGATCCACCTTGTCGAAGCTCGGCGCGTAGAGGGGCAGGAACAGCTCGAGGGGCGAGGCCACAATCGTGCGGCCCTTGCCCACAATGGCCTGCTGCGTAATCTGATTGCCGTCCGGGCCGATCGCCGGCGCCAGGTTGGGGCTTTTGCAGCTCGGACAGACCTGGCCGGCGGCGACGATCTCTTCTGGGCCGCTGACCCGATTGCAGTCCTGGCAGCGATCCATCTGAATGTCGACCTTGTGCTGGTCGGCGGTCTTGTCCCAGTGCGGATGGAAGAAGGAATCACCGAGCAGGTCGGTCCAGTAGTCGGCCTCCTCAAACTGCTGCGGGATGTCGTGCTCGTCCTTCAGCAACGGCAGGATGTCGTCGGCGGTCTGGGCCGCCATCATCGCCTTGGCGGAATGCCCGACCGGGCGAATGCTCGCCTCGTTCTCGATTTCGGACTGAATCGCCATGATCGCCGAGATGGTCTGATCGATGACGTTGGTGACGGGCTTCGGAATCCAGCGGGCGAGCCGCTTGTCCCGAAATTGCCGGCTGTTGGGCGACCACGAGATCCACTGGTTGCCGAGGAAGTAGTGGAGCTTCTGCCACCAGCGCCATTCCAGCCGCTCGCGGCCGGGCTCACAGAACCGCATGGTCGTCTGGAACAGCTCGACGTACTGCTCGTCGGTCAGGCTGTACGGGTCAGGAGGGCCAGCAGGGGCCGCACTGCCGAATAGCTGACTGACGGCGTCGGCGAATCCCGGCGGTTCCGGGCCGACGTTGGGCGGCGCGACAGGAATATCCCCGAGTGGCACGTCTCACCTACGCATCGGTCGGCGGTCGTCGGCCGCCCACCACAGTGCCGGGGGACAGCCCCGGCTCGTCATCGCTCATCCCGATCACCGACGCTATTGTGGCTGGATCGTCGGGATCAATCAAGGCGAGACCGTCCAGTTGGTCTGATGGGTCGGCGGCGTACGGGTCGTCGGGGTCCGGTCCCTCGAAGTCAATGGCGGGATCGACGGTGCGGCGCGGGCCGCCAATCTGGGGGACCTGGAGCGAGAGCCCGTCGACCAGTTTGGCGAGGAGAGCCGCACGTTCAACCCTCAGCTCGTTGATCTGGGCACGCAGCAGGACCGATTCGCGCGTGCAGGCGCGGGCGGTGGCAACGGCGTCGATGAACGTCTTGGTGGTCTGGGCGCGTGTGTCTTCCAGTTCGACGGTGCGCTGATGGAACCGAGTCGCTTCTTCCTGCAAGGCCGCTACCCGCGATCCCCAGTTGCGCATCATGTGGTCGTACATCAGATCGCGCTTTTCCAATTCGCCCTTCAGCCATTCCCACTTCGCTTTGCTGACCCACATCCCGATCCTCCTAGTCCAAGAACATCCCCATCGCGGCTTCATCCCCACCCAGCTCGTTCACCACTTCGGCCCCGTCGTCCGGGTGCCGATTCTTCTGCTCCTCGGTCGACACCGATCGCCGCTCGCGCTCGATCTGCAACCTGACATCGTCGGGCAGCGCGCTCAGATCTCGCTTCGATTCTTCGCCAGCTTGCGGGTGGCCCTTCGGCAGCCGCGGATACAACATTAGCGCATATCGCAGCGCGTCCGCCAGGTCGTCGTTCTTCTTGTAGACCTGCTCGCGGCTCAGCCCGGCCGTGCCCTCTTTGGATTCAGCCCAGCGGTACGCCCGCAACTGACGGATGAGCCGCGGCACCAGGGCTTTCGGCAGAATGAGCCCGCCAACCGGCAGCGCGCCCGTGCCTTCTTCGGTGCGGTTCGCCAGGAGCCACGAACTCACCCGGTTGATGCCCGCCATGACGTCGTTGTCGGCGGGGACGGTGAACAGGCCGTACTGCGCGAGTTCGATCTGGGCCTGGGCCTGGCTGCGGTCAATGCCGATCCGGCTCGTGCTGTCGCGCCGCATCGCCTGAATCCCGTTCGCGTGAATCACGTACGGCTTGTTGCGCTCGAGGTACTCGCCGACAGCCACCAGCCCCTTCGGTGTTTGCACGAGATGGATGCCGGCAAAGGGGTGATCGGTGCCAGGGTCCAGCGCGCTCACCGATGGACGATCCTGATTCACCTTCGGCCACTCAGGGATGTAGACCTGCATCTGTTCGTCGCTGCCGTCGATGACCGCGAAGTCGATCTGGTTGCCGTACACCGCGCCGGTGAACGTGACGATGTCCGCTTCGTACTCCTGCCGGAACATCTCCGGCGTCATCGATGCCTGCGCTTCGGCGATCTCCTCGCGGCCATCGTCGGTCTGGAAAATGGGGTTGTCGAGCGTGCGGTAGACGCAGGCCCACATGCCCTTCTTGCCGGCCTCGGCCGGCTCGTAGAACGTCTCATGCACCCAGTCTTCGCCCTTCGGCGTCGTCGTGCCGATGAAGGCGCCGCGGTGCTCGGACAGCGACGGCCGGATGGTCTCCCAGTGCTTCAGGGTGAGCTTGCAAATCTCGTCGATCCAGAGCCAGTGGAGCCCCTGGCCGCGCCCGCGTTCCGGGTCATCGAGGCTGCGGAACTGTACGATGGAGCGGTTGGGCAGGAACAGCGTGCGCTCCGACTCGCTCCAGTCCGTTTGTGGGTGGTCCAGCCACGCCTGCGGGATCTGCTTGAAGAACGCCGGCATGACGTAGTCTTCGAGTTCGGGGAAGGACGGCGCGCAGCACCAGCCGACCGTGTTGGGGAGCGCGGCTTCTTCGATCGCAGCCAAGGCACCGATTCGGGTTTTCCCGCCGCGGCGCCCGGCGCGCAGGAGGAAGCGGCGATAGGTGCGACTGCCCGGCTGCCTGCAGTCCGGACACACCAACCGTTCGGCGTTGATGTGCCACTCGTGCCCGTTGGCGCACAGGCGCAAGCGCCGCGCGTGCTGAAAGGCCTCCTGGTAGACGTGATGCTGAAGCGTGACGAGCGGCTGGGTGTTGGCGAGCTTGAGGCGGGAGACGGCCACGAGGGGATCGTAGCCGACTTCCGAGGGGGATTACAAATCTGTCACGGGTGGGTCGTACTGCTGAGTGCCGTTCTCGTAGCGCAGGATGAAGCCGCCCGGCTGGGGGCGGTACTTCGCGACGAACTCGCGCGTCAGCGTGAACGGGCTGATCGCGTCGTCGTCGATGACGCACGTGGGGAGCGCGCCGGACTGATCGATGCGGATCTGCCGGATGCGCCCACCGAAGACGAGGGGGGAGCGCGGCCGATCTGGCAGCGCGAGGTTGGCCGACGGCGTGTCACTCGGCGGCGGCAGACTCTCAGTGCCGGGGCTCGGCGGGTCGGCCGGGTCCGGTGAGGCCACGGGCGGCGCCGCCTGTTCGGACGACTGTCGGGCTGCGGATCGCTTTGCAGCGGAACGGGACTTCGCTGTGTCTGTCATTCGGTCCTCCTCTGGGGTGTCAGTATTTTCGACCACCGGTCAGCGCATTGCGCAATCCGCGCATCGCCGGATGATCTTTCGACCGCTCGCCGCGCCGATCGCGACCGGGCATCCGCTGCTGGCGGTCCTGGTGCGCGGTCGTGGGTTTCGGCTTGCGGTCGCGGCCGGGCCGGCGCAGGTGCGAGAAGTCATGGGGCATAGGTGATGGCTACCAGCCGCGATTGTAGCGCCGCGAGCCACCCTTCGACAAGGGGCGACTGCCCTTCGGCGGTTTCGGCGCGTCGGGGCGCCCGCAGTGCGCGCTGATCAGGCGCTTCATAGCGATGGCCCCCTCCACATTCCCCGAATGCACCTTCGGCTTGAAGCGCGGCCAGTGCCCGGTGTCCTTCATCCACTCGACGAGTTGCAGGCCGGTCTCGTCGTTGTCGAGATCGTGGTCCAGGCTGATGCGCTCGACGGATTGCGATTCGAGGTGGCGCTTGGCGTCGGCCAGGGTCTTGGCCGCCGTCCAGCCGGCGGGAGCAGGGCGTTGATTGTCGAGCCAGAGGCGCATGTCAGCGACCCCAGAAGCGCGAGGCGGCATCCACACGCACGTGCGTCGATGGCCGAATTATTCGACGCGCGACTGCTAGCGACATCCCCCAGACGCTCGGGCAGCCCTCGTAGATGTCCAGCACGTACGGGTCGAACACGACGATGCGGCGCGCGGCCTCGGCCTCATCGGGGAAGGCGGCGCACAGCAGTGCGAACTCGCGATAGATCGGATCAGGATTCGGCGTCTTCCACAGACTCGGCATCGACAATCTCCTGCTCGGCGCGTTCGGCAATCCGCCGATCCGCGGTCCCCACGATGTGCCCCTTGACGTCGGGCATCGCCGCCCCGACCTGCGGCTGCTGATTCGCCGGCACCCGCCCCACGCCGACCGTCGTTGCTTGTCCCCCGTGCTCCACGCGCACCACCAGCGCCGGGATGTTGTTCGGATCAGCGACCGGCCCTTGGTCGGTGTGCCGCTTGAAATACCCCCGCCCTTCCAAGGTCTTCAGCGTGTAATCCTTGTCACCGGCGGCGAGCCCATGCACCAGATTCTCGGCCGCCAAGGGCACAGCGGTTTCCTCGAGCAGCCGATCGATCTCGCCCTCGTCCACCTGGCGCCGGTGCTTGGTGAACCAGCCCATCACCGTGGATGGCGCGGCGCCCAGCGACTCGGCAATTTCCCCGATGCTGTAGCCTTGCGCGCGGAGACTGAGCGCCTGCTGCGTGAGGCGAATGGCGCGCTTCTGAGCGGCGGTCAGTTTGCGCGGCGGGGCGTCCGGTGCTGCGTGTTGCGCGGCGATGTCCGGCGGCAGAATCCCCACGTCGGCCGCCTGCAGCAAGGTCTTGTCGTCGAGCGGTTTGGCGACGGTGGTCTGCATGCGCTCGACGGGGGTGCGCGGATCTCGTGCCACGACTTCACCGTCGTCACCGGCGACATCTTCGCGCGGCGGAACAGCGACGGACGCGGCGACGTGCCGCTCCTGCCATTTGTGGGTGTCGGGATCAACGGGTGGGCGCATGGGCGTAATGCTCAAGTGAGACCCGGCCGCGGGGCGACTGGAAAGGCTGACAGTCGCCTGCACGACAGGAGGACATGCGATGGGCCAGCGGCGCGGGTCTCATGGGGGAGTGTAGCACGGGTCACAGCGACTCGGTACGCTTGCGAGGCTCGATCACATGCCGCTCGCACGCTTCAGCCGTCGCCAAAAGGGACCGCGCTAGGTCGGCCACGGTGGTCTCAGGCTTCACCACGCCGAGCGGATCGAGGACGCGCCGCGCCTCGGAGAGCTCGGCCCGCAGCCGCTGCAACTCCCGATAGCAATCGCCGCAGATGTCCGCGAGGCTTGGCCCCTCCCATCGCAGTCCGCAGCCGACACAGCGATGCCGTTCAGGGGGCGGCTCGGCCCGCAGCAGGGCCTCAGTGACAATTGTTCGGAGTTCGTCAGACGTGACCAGCATCGCCTCCGGCCAATCGTCAGGCGACGTGCGGTCAGGCAACTCGGCCACGCGCTGAACGATCTCAATCGCCAGCGCCTCGCGCGTCTCATCGCTCGCCATCAGGCTCCTCCCTCCTGCCGGCCGGCCTTTGGCAACGTCCAGCGGACGCAAAGCATTGATCCGCCGCGCCACCGCGCGATGATCCAGCGCCACGCATTTGGCGCTTTGCACTCAGGCAGGCGTAGCCAGATTCCTGTGCGCCCGACGCGAAATTGTTCACTGAATCGACTGACCGGCGGCCGGTCCCATTGGCGCTCGACCGTGAGCACCGCTCCGCGCCACTTGCGGAACAGGAGTGTCCGCGACACCGGCTGCCCAAAGTAACTGCTCTCGTCCATCGCACTATTCACGCGCCCTCCTGCCGGACCCCTGAGTCTCTTTGCGGCAATCGCGGCATGACCGCGACGGCAGACAACGACGCCCGTGCGGGCATAGGTGCGTCTCGTTCGCGACGATCAACACCTTACGGCAACGGGAGCACGTGATGATCCAGCGTGGCATCTCTACTCCTTGTCAGGCCGGCCGGGGGACGACGGGGGCAGGGGCCACACGCGGTTCGCATTCCCGCCTTTCTGCTTATCCGCCAACACGTTGCAGACGGTGTCCATGCCGTGATGAAACGCCTGCATACCATCGTCGCTGTGGTGCCAGCCGCCGTTAAATGTCGCGTGCAGGTTCGCGCGCAACGCTTCAACATCCAGCGTCGGCCGCGCCTCGTCCAGCAGGGCGAGGACCGCAGGGACCAGCGCGTCAAGGCCAGAATCAGACAGGCCGACCGTGAAGCCGGTTTCGTCCTCAACTGGAATCGCGACAGTCGCCAGTCGCGCCCGCACCTGCTCGTCCCGCGCGTCCTGGTTCGTCGCCATTAGCCCCCCGCTTTCATCGCGCGCTTCGCCGCGCTCTGCCAGATCGTAATGGCGTTGTTTAAACGAATGCGCGACAGCCTCCCAGAAGCTCCGCGCACCGCTTCGTCCGCGAGCATGCGGAGCGCCCCTTTCTCTGAAATCTCAGAGACGGCTTTTCGGCAATACCGGCATTGCCGGTTGTAGGAATTGAGCAACAGATCGGGGTTGCGATGCTCCCGCACGTCCTGGTTCGTCTCAGCCATCAGCGCACCGCCTTTCGCGCACGAAAACAGACGGTCGTCATGCCCTGCACTTCGCACGGTTCCCCGCACGTCGCGCAGTCAACGACCAGCACTCCGCTCACGACGAGGTCGGCTAGTGGTGAATCTGTGATCTCGTCGCCGCACCACGGGCAAAACGGCTCGGACACCTGCCAGTCTTCCCACGGCAAATCGTGTTGGGGGTTCGTCTCAGCCTGCTCGCTCATCGCGGTCTCCCCTGCTCCCTGCTGGCCCCCTCAGCGAGAGGGCGACGCCTTCCGCTCTGACTCCACCTGCCCCTTCGACACGAAACAGGCATCGCCACCGTGCGGACAGTGGTCGAGCTTCATTTCGGCCATCTCATGCCCGGAGAACTTCATGCGGATGATCTTGCCTGTCAACGTGCCGCGCTCGGGGAAGTGCGGATGGTCCGGGTCAACGATCTGCACACGCATTAGCTATCCTCCCTCCTGCCGGCCGGGCGCCAACAGAAACTGACATTCACCAGCGTGATAGGCATGCCGAAGACAGCCACGCCCTTCCTTGTCGCGCGCAAAACAGGACACCGGACCTCGTTGCCTGGGGACCTCGCGCCCCGTCAACGCATCCTGAATCAGGCCGCACCAGTCGCAAATGACGTAGGGATCGTCTCCGTCGAAACGAAACCCGTGGCGGCCATCTGTTCTCTTGCTCCGAGGGCATTCCATGACATCTGGCATCACGCGCCCTCCTGCCGGCCGGCGACCTTGTCGAACAACTTTCGCGCCAGTCGCACGCGCTGTCGGCATTCCTCATTGGCCGGATCGTTCGAGGGGCCGAGCCAATCACGCGGAGACTTGTTCAGCGCCGTTTTCCAGCGTCGAAATGACTCCTCGGCTTCGCTCATCGGAGTCCTGAATCGTGACGGCTCGTGGGCTAATTCCGCCAGCGCGCGACTGTCGAAATGCGCGAGGCCGGCATACGCCAACAGGGCGTACAAGCACTCCTCGTGCGTGGTCGGATCGCCGATCTTCGCCGCTTCCACGATCTCAAACAGCGTGCGCATCACGCGCCCTCCTCGATCGCCTCGCCCCAGAACCCTCGCTCGGGCGTGTCGCCGGATCGCTGTCGGCCCACGCGGGGCATCGGGGTCAGGCCGCGCCGGTTGCGCGAATGGAGGTAACGGCTGATCGCGATGCGGGCGAGTTCGCTGACAGACAGGCTCAGGGCGGCGGCGCTGGCTTCGAGCATCGCTTTGTCGGCGGCGTCGGCCAGGGGGACGGTGAGCTGCGTGCGGGGGCGGCTCATCGCGGATCTCGCCAGCCGCGGGCATCGGGTGGTGGTGGGGGTACCGATGCGCTCGCGCTGTCGCGCTTCGCATCGGCGCCGGGCTGCGATGGCGATGGCTGCGCTTGCCGTGCGGCGATCGGCTCGAACGCCCAGCGCATCCACGCCTTGACCATGTAGGTCGCGATCTCCAATCGCTCGTCGTCGGTCAGGCCGAACACAGGCAGATAAGCGTTGGGGTCGTCGGGAAGCAGCCAAGCGTACAGCGTGCGCCCCGACTCCAACTCCCATTGCCCCGTGCGGCCGTTGTACTGCATCCTCGCCCTCCTGTCCGCCCATTCTACGATCACCCCGCGCCGAATTGCAACGCCAAAACTGTAAGCCGCCGCGCCGCCGCCGCAATGGCAGTGCCACCGGGACCGTGGCCTTCGGCCAGGCCAAACTGCCATGCCATTCCGCAGTACGCCACACGCCGCGCGGCCGGTTCGCCCCCGCCCTAAGATCTTATATGTACATAGAACCCCTTCCGATTTGACCCGAGGCAACTGTGCGTACGTGCGCGTGTGCGCCAGTGCGTTGAAAGCGATTTGAAAGTGTGCGTACAAACCGCTGTGCGCGTGTGCGTTGGGGTGTTGGGCAGCATTTGGCAATGCCAATTCGCTCGGCCTATACGTCCCACAACGCTTGAGCATATAAACGGCCCGCAGCCATTGGCACTGCCCATTCGCCCATGTGTGTACACTGTACGTACATGGGCGATTTGGCAGTGCCATTGTTGGGCGATTTGAAAAAATTCGCATGAGCATACCCCTCCCACCAGACCCCGCCGGCCTGGCAGCGAGGCCCCCGGCCCTGGGCACACCGGGCATGGCCATTGCGCAGACGGGCCGGGCCGATTCGCCGATCGCCGATTGGCCATGCCATTTGCAGTACTGCGATTTGGCAGTGCCATTCGCCATCGTCGTCGTCATTCGCTCAGCCATCGCATCGCTCAGCAGCTGGGCCATTGGCATGGCCGAACATGTGATAGGCCGAGCGGGGGGCATGGGGGCATGGCCCACTACGCAAGGCCCAGGGGGCTGGGCAGTGATATCACTCTGCTATCAATCCGATATCTGCACTGCCATTAGGCAGTACGTACATGTACGCACTGCAGCGATCCGGCGATCGGCCGATACCCAGGTCAGCAGCTCGCGAATGGGGAATGTCCGAATGGATACACGGATTATAGGCAGGCCATCTAAATGTGTTGCCATTCCCGGCCGGCTGTCGTCTAATAGAGCAGGACAGGAGATTACCCATGCTCACCATTGCCAGCATCGCAGCGCTCATCATCCCGGCTGCCTTCGTCCTGTCGGCAGTCGGCCGTCTCGTCACCCGCCCGCAGTACCGCAAGCTGCAGGGCATTTACTGGAGCTAGACATGACCGCGATCAAGAAACGCATCATCGTTCGACTGGCCGAAGACGCACCGACCGATCTGCCGCTCGGCGCCGTTCTGGCGCTCGCGTCCGACGTCGAATCGGTCTATCAGGAAACCGACCGCCGATGGATGTCCGGCGAACGGCCCGACGACACAGCCGATCCGATCGACCAGGCCGACGCGGCGTACGTCGAGTGGCTGCAGCGGCTCGGCGGGATTCGCAACATCGGGAGTTACGCGCGCTGCCTGGATGGGGCGCGGGAGTACATGGACAAGTCGAAGTGGGCCGAAGGGCAGTATCTCCTGACGGGCCGATCGGTCCGTGGGCAGCATGGGAGGTAGAGACCAATGCCAGAACTCGACACACCGTGCTACGTCATTCGATCGGACGGGTTCAGGGACCACGTCAGCTACGAAGATGGCTGGTGCTATGGCCGATCGCGATTCCTGGGTACGGCGGCCGGCGATGAGAACCCGCGCGACCTGATCAAGGCAGACATTCGGGAGTCGTTCGACGACCGAAACGGCCTGCCGGTGTACTTCATGTCCGACCACGGGAACGTCAGCCGGGCGCGCTGTGTGCGCCTGCGGAAGCGGTAGGGGTAACATCATGTACGTCTATCAGGCGGATCTGTACTGCGATGCATGCGGCCGGCAGATCCGGTCAGACTTGGATCAAGTCTTCGCCGAGAATGAGGTGTCGCCGGGTACTGACGAGGACGATTCCGATCGGTACCCGCAGTGGGCGGACGACGACGACGAAACCGACTCGCCTACACACTGTGCGAGCGGCGCCGAATGTCGAGACGAGATCGACCTGCAGGTCTACGGGCTAGGCAAGCGAGCCAAGCTCCACGGCGCCGAGTCACGCTACGTCGGCGCGGCGCTTGGCACGCTGAACGAGAACGGCCAGACGTACGCGCGCGACCTGATGCGCGAGTGGAAGCGGACGCCATATCAACGCGCCTTGCATCGGGCTTGGCGTGCGCTGTACCAGTTGTAAAAGGGGACACCATGAGACGTGCTGTCACGATCGATCGTCGGCAGGTTCGCATTCCACATTTGGCCGGGCGTACGTACGGGTACGGGAAGGGGAACGCACAAGTAGGTGACCTGCTGACCTATCGCGAGTACGACAACGGGCCGATCGAACACGGACGCATGATCGGCCGTGCGACCGATGCGCCTGACCTGGATCATCCAGGACGCAGGCTGCCGGCGCTGATCGTAGTCTTGCAGCTTGGCGAAGGCTTGTCGCATGCGTACGAACGTTGGATCCGTCCGGAGCGCGTGATTCGCATTGTGTCGAGTACCGGCTTGGCTGACTGGCTGGCATTCTTCATGGGGCCGGATTGCCCGATGGGCGAGGATGCGCGGTATCTCGCCGAGTACGGCAGTCTCTCGGCTGACCATGAGGGGATGCGTGACCACGTGGCGCATTGTCGGGGTGTCCTCATGCGGAAGCGCCATCAGGAGCGCGGGACGTACGTCTCTCGGTAGCGCGCCAGCGAAGCGGAAAGGGAGAGGGTAAGGGACATGTACCACTTCACAGTGCAATACGACGACGATCCGATGAGCAGCTTGCGTCTAATAGAGCAGGACAGGAGATTACCCATGCTCACGCTGACGTACGAGGAGTACTGCAAGTACTTCGGCAACCCCGATCGGCACGTCGTGCTGAGTGTCGTGCTGGAGCAGCAGTGCGACATGGAGCACTGGCACACGGCCGCTTCGGTCTGTGGCATCGATTTCATGGATGACAGCCCGGAGGTCGAGGCCGGCCGGTGACACGCTTCGCCGAACAACTGCGCGAGCTCGCAGGTGGCAAGCCCGGTAAGTGGGCCGGCCCGGCCCGGTGTTCAAGTTGCGGCGCGTTCGTGCGATCGCACTTCGGCCCGGATCGGCGGTGGGTAGGGTGCAAGCCACCCAGGCCGGCTAGGGTGCGAATCTACCGGACACGTGCCGGCTGGACGGTCACTTGGAAGTGGGCCGCAGGCAATCGGAGTCGCGCGGTTGTGCGAGTCGGCAGTGAGCAGATCGCACAAGGGGTCGCGCGGCGCGTGCGTGACGGGTGGTCGAAGTGGGCCATAGGGCAGTATCTCAGGGCGAATTGGACACCTGAACAGGAGTAAGGCAGGTTGGACTACTAAACATTTATGCGATGGATTGCACCTTTGTTTATTATCGTGTGGATGTACTACATGTATGCGGACGACTTCAGCATCGGCGCATGGTGGACCGATGTCCCACTCTACGATAGTCAACGGCAACCGCGTTGGGGCGGTGGCCTGGACGGGGGACTAAGGCCATGAGATATCGTGTGTTTACACGCAATTGGTGGCGGGATAACCCATCATGGCCGAATGGGCTTGAGCCCGATCCTACTGCCCGCAAGACGACGCGAGCGATCGTACATTCCGAGGACGCGGCACGGGAGTGGTGTCAGGCGTATAACGAGACACACAAGCCGGGCCGTCTGAGCCGTAAGGCAGAATACGAGAGGGTGTCATGAGCATCAGTCGCAAGTGGCGTGAGGAGTTTATCGCACGGGTGGCCGCGAAGGGCATGCGGATTGACTCGGCGCGGTACCTGCTGAGCAAGGCGGCGACCCTGCAGCGGTTGGCCGAGGTGCAGTGCAACGGGGAGTACCCGGCTGAGTCGCCGGACATGGCCGACAGCGATCGCGCGACGTGCAAGGACTGTGAGTACACGTGGTACCGATCGGCGATCACGAAAGACGGCCGCTGCCCCGATTGCCGCGCGGCCAATGCGGTCAGGGCGTACGTCGAGGTGGAGCTGCCCGGCTGGCGCGTGCGGTTCCAGGATGACCCGCGCGGGTGCGTGGTCCAGGTCGCCCCGCCCGACGTCAAGACGGACGGGTACACCCAGACCGATGGATGGATCGGGGTGCCGGCATGAGGCTCGTACTCGCACAGGACACCGATACTGTCTGGGTGACGTGCGCCCGGTGCGGCCGCATGCGGCCACTCTCGCACATGGTGGCAGACCTGGACGGGCCAGCGTTCCGCGCGTACTTCTGTCAACAGACGTGTCAGCCGGCGGATGCGACTGAGGCGGATCGGCTGTACGCGCGACTGCAGGAGTTGTCATGAGCCGCCGCTGCCTACACACCTTCACCCGCGCGGACCTGGGCAAGCGCCATCTTGTCGTGCGCTGCCCGTGCTGCGAGACAGTCAAGACCTATTGCCTGGACGACGTCATGGGGCGCGTGCAGGCGATCGACGTGGGCAAACAGCTCTGGGTGATTGGCGGCGTGCTGCAGGTCGAGAACGATGTGCAGGTCGCCGATCGCTGGCATCGTGAACACTTGGATGCGATTAACAGGGGGTAGAGACATGTACCGATTCACAGTGCAATACGACGACGATCCGATGAGCAGCTTGCACGACCCCGAAGGTAATCCCCTTCCGGGGCCGCGTGAGATATACGAGGCGAACCCGATCACCGACAAGGGACGCACCGTGCCGTACGAGGAGTACTGCGATTACTTCGGCAATCCCAATCACCACGTCGTGCTCGGCGTCACGATCGAGCAGGAGTGCAACATGGGGCACTGGCACGAGATTGATGCGCTCTGGGACATCGATTTGATGGACGACAGCCCCGAAGTGTTGGCCGTCAACATCAATCGAGGGTACGCGCGGGCGACCGACCTGCCCGGCTACCTTCGCGAAGTGGCCGAGCAGCTTGAGGAAGAGGCCCAGGCCGGCGTTCGCCGGTGCCCCGAATGCAAGCAGCCTCTCACAGATCGCCTGACCGACAACGACGGGCGGCCGATCTACTGCGACACGTGCGATCGGGAGGTTGTGATTCAGGGGCGCACGTGAGCCGGCGCCTCCGCTGGCTCGTCTTCGTCCTCAACGCAGGGGCTGTGCTCTGGGGCTGGCCCCTGCGTACCGACTTGTGGATTGGTCATGCTGTGATTGCACTGGCGGCGTGGCCTGGGCGGTTCATGGAACCGCAGAAAGGGCCGCGCACCGGCGCACATACGCACTAGCGCACGTACGCACAGGCTCAATTCGCTTGTGCCCACGCGCACCAGAGCACCAGCGCACGTACGCACAGATCCCGTGCTCTAAATTGGAGGGGGTTCTATGTACATAGTACAAGGGAGGCAGGTGAGACGATGGCCGGACTGCTGAGACTGGACAGGCAGACGGTGGTACGGCGTGAATCGGCACTGCAATTGCAGATTCAACGGGCGACCTACCGATGCAAGATTGCCGGCATCATGTGGCCGCTCGACGACGAGCACGACGGAACCCGGCCCACCTGGGTCTTGGGTGTCCCGATCTGCCCGGAGTGCGGCCAGACGGTCGACGACGGGGACAAACGGGCCGAGCTGGAGCGCGTGCCCTACGGACCAACTTGGGTGGTCTGCTACGGGTGCGATGCGGTGCTGGGCGAACTGGTGCCGCGGCCCGACACACGAGGAGGATCGAATGTCGCTTCGACGCAACAGACACCCTGACGGGAAGGCCCTGCAGGCCGACAGGCGGCACGAGACGCGACAGGAGGCCCGAGCCCTGCTGGCAGCCAAACGTGCGCTCAGGGAGGCCGAGCGGGCGGCCAGAGCCATCCAAGCGGCCAAGCGGCGGGAGGCCCGGCGCCGCGAGCACGAGGACCAGCGGTATCTGGATCGGCTGCATGCCGACACCAGCCCACCAGGCGAACCGCAGGAGCAGGCGGCGCGGCGTGCTAGAGGGTTGGCCGGACTGTCGATGGCCTTCTGGCCGATACTGGGACGGCAGCCCGTGTGCGCGCCGGCTGACACCGAGACGGCCACGGTGTACCATCGGCGCATTCTGAGAGTGCTCGAGGAGGCCGGCTGGACCAAGAGCGAGCGGGCCGCGCTGCTCAAGATGGAAAAGGTGTGGGGGCAGCGTGCGCGCGGCGAGGAGCGCCGATTCATGGTGGCGGGGAATCGGCGCGGCCGGTTGCCCGAGTCGCTAGAGGCTCAGGTGAGAGCTGGGAAACAGGAGGACAAGCAATCATGAACACAAAGAAAGCAGACGTGATGTCACCCCTGCGGGCCGTGCAGGCGCTGGATCGGATCTCGGGCAGCGATTGCGAGGAGGCGCACATCGAAGCCGATCGGGTCCTTCGGTGTGCCGTCGATCCGCGCGTGCGTGAGGCGTACGAGCGGCTTGTGCGGCGGACCGGGGGATGGTGGTACGCCTAGGTCAACGGGATATATCCCGCAGCCACATCGCGGCCTTCCTACCCCCTTGCACGCACGGCCCGACTTCGCCTATAGTCGGCCGTGCGTGATCGTCGCACCCAACACACCCACGATTCTCCGAACGCGCTGAGGGTACCGCCGCATGTCGTACGATCCGGCTGATGATGATCCGGGCCAGTCGCCCGATGTGGTCTCCGGCTTGCCGCGCTACGAGCGCGACTACATCATTCCCGCCCAGGACGTCAAAGGGCATTCGATTCGGCTGTACTGCCGCGCGGCACCAACCGTCGCCCGGCTCATCGGTGAGATCATCGGGAGCAAGAAGTACCCGTTTCGCACGCAGGGCGATCTGATTCGCTGGTGCATCGTGCATGGGGCCAAGCGCCTCGCCGCCGGTCAACAGATCGCGCCCGGTGTCCTGATGCACATCGACGCGGCCAATGCCGTGCTGGCCGAGGAAGAATATCAACTCGCTTTCCGCGAGTTCTTCAACCGCCTGCGTGCCGTAGTCGATCAATTCCTCGAACAGCACGCGAAGGGGGAAGCGCGGCGCGTGGTGAGTTTTGCGCGCGGCCACATCAGCCAAATGCCGGAAGGGTACTGGCGCGAACGGTATCTCAAAGAGCTGCTCGATCGGTACGGCGAACTGCTCGACGCCGAAGGGCAGGGCGCCAACATGCTGGGTGACGAGGGCGAGCAGGGAGGCGATACCTGATGGATGCGTTGTACCGAAAGATCGGCAAGGCGGCGAGCCCGGCGATGGTGCGTGAGATGGTGCGGCGCGTGCGGGAAGTGCTGCACCCCCTTCATATCCACCAGTCCGGGGAGCTGGCGATGGTCCTGCTGGCCGTGGCGGCAACCGAGACGCAGGCGGCCAGCATTACCCCGGTGACCGCGTGTCAGCTGGTGGCGGAAATCTACGGGAACGAGTTCGCGTCGGCCGATACCGATGACGATGAGGGCGAGGGCAGCAGTGCGGGCAGCGGCGAACACGCCACGACGCGCCCATGTCGGGATGCCCTGATGCTGACCGTCGTCCGCGTGCTCCGCGAGTCGGCCGGGCTGCGTGAGGTCTGGCAGGCGTGGGATCAGGATCAGCGGAATCGGGTTCGCCGAGCCCTGACTGTGGAGTTCGGGCTGCTCATCGGGAAGGCGTGCGCGGGACTGTGTGAGCAGATGCCCGACCCGGACAGCGAGACGATTCACTAGCCCGCATGACTGACCTGCTTCCCACCCCCGACGCGCTCGGGCTGCCGGCGGCATTCGACACCTGGCGCCCCGGCCAGTCCGAGGCCATCCTGCGCGCGATCGACAGCCCGAAGCGTCACCGTGCGCTCGTGCTGCCGACCGGGTTTGGGAAATCGCTGGTCTACATGACCATCCCTGCGCTCACCAGTTGGAAGACCGTCATCCTCACCAGCACCAAGGCGCTGCAGCGGCAACTGATGGGCGACTTCGGCGAGGACGATCGGGTGCGACTGGTTGCCGGCCAGCGGGAGTACGCCTGTGTCGCCGTACAGGACGGCGGGCCGCTCGACATGCACTTCGGCATGCCGCACGCCGATCTCAAGGTTGATGAAGGCCCGTGCCACTCCGGCGTCTCGTGCCCGCTGAAAGATTCGACCTGCCACTACTTTGCCGCCGTGCGTGAGGGTGCGGAGGCCGAGATCCTGATCACAAACTACGCCTGGTGGTTCGCGATTCAACAATCGCCGTTCGTACGCATCCAGCCGGACTTGTTGGTGCTGGACGAGGCCCATGCCGCCCCGGATGCGCTGGCGTCAGCCATCGGCGCTCGGCTCGTCATTCCCGAGACCCGCACGTTCCTCAGCAGCTATGCCGCCGGCCTCGCCTCCCGTGAGACCGACCCGAGCCACTGGGTGACGTGGGCGAACAAGGCGGCCGGTGAACTGCGCCGCCGGCTCGAGCACCACCCGACTGCCAATTCCCCCGGTGAGGCCCGCACCCATCGCCGCTTGCGTCACCTGGCGACCGAGGTTGAGAAGATTGCCCGCTTGGACCCGGAGACGTTGATCATCACCGAGGAGCAGGATGGCGATGTGATGCGCTTCGACCCGATCTGGGCAGCCACCTTCTCCGAACGCCACCTGTTCCGCGGGGTGCCGCGCGTCGTGCTGACGTCGGCGACGATGACCCGCCACACGGCCGACCTGCTCGGCGTGCTGGGCAAAGACCTGGACCTGTACGAGGCCGGCGAGGGGTTCGACGTCCGCCGCCGCCCGGTCTACATCGTGCCGGCTCGCGACGTCTTCGGGCAGCCCATTCGTGTCGACCATCGCATGTCGCCGATGGCCGAGAAGGCGTGGCTCCAGCACATCGACGCGATTGTGGAGAGCCGGCCCGACCGGAAGGGCATCATCCACACGGTGAGCTACCGGCGGCGCGATCAGATCCTCGCCGAATCACGATTTCGTCATCGACTGATGAGCCACGAGCGCCAGGACGCCAGTCAACAAATCGCAAGATTCAAGGCCGCGCCGCCCGGAACTGTGCTAGTATCACCCGCAGTCACGACGGGCTATGACTTTCCCTACGACGAATGCGAGTACCAGGTTCTCTGCAAGATTCCGTTCCCCGACAGCCGCGATCCGATCACGGCGGCGCGGACGGTGGTCGACAGCCGCTATCCGGCGCACCTGGCGATGCAGGGGTTGGTGCAGTCGATTGGCCGCGGCATGCGCGCGTCCGATGATCGCTGCGAGACGTTCATCGTCGATGCCCATGCGTACTGGTTTCTGGGTAGCAAGCACAAGGACTTGATGCCTGGCTGGTTTCGACGGGCGCTCCGTCGAACCGACGCACTCCCAGCGGCCCCGCCGCGCTTGGAGTCTGCACGTTGAACGGGCGGGTTGAGGAGTAGAACAATGGCGAAGGAAGACGTGCAGAACGCGGCAAGCTGGGACCCCGAGAGTCACACCAGCGGCGGGTACCTCGACGATCGGGACTGCGAGATCATCGAGGCCAAGGTGGTCGAGTTCGACTACAACGGCGAGGCCGAGGAGCCGGTGTGTGCGCTGGCCGTGACCTTCAGGCCGGACGGCGGCGATGCGGGCGGCGACGACGACCGGACGGAGTACTACTCGGTCGGCAAGCTGGCGCGGTTCACCCCCAGCGGCGACGGCAAGCGGGCCGTGCCCGTGTCAGCCGGGTCGAAGATCAACAACAAGAGCAAGGTGTCCCTGTTCATGCAGGCGGCCAAGACGGCAGGCATCGATGTCAGCAGCCCGGATGTCGGCTTCCTCGACGGCCTGAAGGTGCATGTGAACGTGGTGCCCGTGCCGTCGTTCAGGGGCAAGGATGGCGTGGAGGTCACGGGCAAGAACATCACCATCATCACCAAGCTGCTCGACGGCAAGGGCGACGGCAAGAAGGCCGCGCCGAAGGCGAACAAGCCGGCAGCCAAGACCGCCAGCAAGGCGGCGGCGAAGGCGAAGGCCGAGGACAGCGGCGAGGGCGGCGGCGACGATGGCGACGATGCGGTGTCCGAGAAGGCCGCGGAGATCGCCATGTCGGTCCTGGCCCAGAAGGACGGCAAGACGGCCAAGCTCGCGCTGCCGAATGCGGCGTTCAAGGCCATCAAGGACGCCAGCCTGCGCAACAAGGTCATCAAGCTGCTCGCCAGCGAGGCGTGGCTGGGCGCCGTGGATCGGCCGTGGTATTACGCCGATGGCGAGCTGAGTCTGGGTGGCGACTAGAGGGTAGGCGCTGACCCAGCAGAACCCCCAGCGGTGTCATGGCCGCGTTCCGTCGTGTGGGGACCGAGCGATGGGGATTCGGTCCCAACTCTTTCGTGTGTGACGTATGCAGATTGCCCGCCACCCCGGCTTGACCTTGAGGGATTTGGCCCCGCCCAGTGATCTGGAGCGGTCGCCCGGTCTCCACGTGACTCAGATCACGGGGCACATCCTCAAGGAGATGTACCCGCGGCGGTACGGCAAAGACATGGCCGCCGCCGACAGCGAGAACTACCAGGAGACCGGGTTCCTCTGGGAGGACATTCTGAGCCGCACGTTCGCGGATCGCGCCTCGCGCATTCCAGACGGGCTGGTGCGCTTCCGCCCGGACGAGCTGGTGAAGGATGGGATCGCCGGATCGCCCGACGCGATCGTGGTCGACCCGCGCAACGACCGGACGTGGGTGGAGGAGTACAAAGCCACGTGGAAGTCGGCGCGCGATCTGGACTATCCGACCCCCGGCGCCGGGCTGCTCGACGAGAAGTTCCTGGGCTACATCCTGCAGGGCAAGTCGTACTGCTACCTGGCCGACGTGCAGGAGCTGCACTTCTACATCCTGTTCGTCAATGGGGAGTACGGCAATCGCATGGTGCCCGAGGTGCGAGCGTACCGATTGCTCTTTTCGCAACAGGAGTTGGTGGAGCACTGGCAGATGCTGTGCAACACCGCAAGGAAGGAAGGGTGGATGTGATGGACGGCAAAGAGCTGGCGCACGTGTACGCGCTGGCGGTCGCCGCGATCTTGTTCTCGGCCGTGAGCATCGGCGGGTGCAACTATGGGCGGCAGGAAGTCGTCGATGCCGTCTGCGCATCCAGCGGCTACACCGGCGGCGGGTACTGGGACGCGAAAGAGTCCCGCGTTTACTGCGACCTTCGGGAGGCATTGCGATGAGCCAAGGCTACCAGCCCCTGTTCGACAACGTCACGATCGTCGGCGACGAGCCGAAGCGCCGCCGCGTCATCCTGGCGGTCGACGGTCCCGACAAGCACGGCAAGACCCACTTCGCGCTGACCGCGCCAAAACCCCTGCTCTATCTCGACTTCGACATGGGCAGCGAGGGCGTCGAAGGCGCCGACCATCCGCTCATCGTGCGCTCCGACCCGTTCACCTTCCGCCCGACCGAAGTGAGCTGGGACGAGGAGTCGGAGGAGAAGCGGCAACGCGAGATCCAGAAGGCCGCCGAGCCGGTGTACGAGCGCTTCTACAAGACGTACCACAGCGGCCTGAACGACCCGATGCTGCTCAGTCCAGATGGCCGGCCGCTCAAGGCCCGCACCATCGTCATCGACCCTGGCGGCGAGGCGTGGGAGCTGATGCGCTTCGTCGAGTTCGGCAAGCTCACCAAGGTCCTGCCGCACCACTACACGCAGGTCAACGCCGGGATGCGCGACCTGGTGCGCGCGGCGTACGAATCCGACGTGAATGTGATCTGGCTCCACGTGCTCGACGCGCAGTGGAAAGAGAACATGGAAGGCAAGGCGCGCAAGACATCGGTGATGGAGCGCGTCGGCTTCAAGCGCATGGCGAATCTGGTCCAGACCAACCTGCTGGCGTACCGCGTGCCCCCCGCCGGCCGCAAGATTCAGTGGCAGTGGGGCGAGGACGAGCCGTACGTGTTCGACGCCGAGCCCCGGGAGGACGAGGACGATCTGGGGTTCCGACTGCGGTTCGGCAACTCGCGCCACAACCCCGGACTGCAAGGCACCGAACTGGCGAACGACCAGATCACATTTGCCCAGGTGGCGATGATGCTCATGCCGGACAGTACGCCGGAAGACTGGGACGACCAGGCGTGATCGCCGACGCGCCGTCCCTCATCCCGATCCTGGTCGATCGCCGCGTGGGGTCCGCCGATCTGTTCACACCCCTGCAACGGCGCCGCATCCCGGTCGAGCTCGTCACGCTGGAGTACGCCGACTTCGCGATCGTCACCGCCTCGCCGGCCGGCGATCCGATCCTAGTTGGTGTCGAGCGCAAGCGCATCCGCGACATGGTGCAGTCACTGCACTCCGGGCGGCTGGCCGGCCACCAGCTCCCCGGCCTCATCGCGCACTACACGCACCGCTGGATCGTGGTCGAAGGGGTCTGGCGCTGTGGCGACGACGGTCAGATCGAAGTGCCGATCGGCAAGGGGCGCTGGGACAGCATTCGCATGGATGCGGTCGGGCTCGAGCGGTACTTGCTCACCTTGGAGCTCAAGGGCGGCTGCGGCATCCGGCACACGCGATCGGCCGAAGACACCGCCACCTTTCTGGACGCGCTCCACGGCTGGTGGACGAAGAAGGCGTGGGGCCGGCACCGCTCGCATTTGACTTTACACAAGCCCCCCGACGTGGCACTATTCACCAAGCCGGGGCTGGTCGCGCGCCTCGCTGCTGAACTCCCCGGCGTCGGATTTGAACGGGCGGCAGCGGTGGCTCGCAAGTTTCGCACCCCACTCGACATGCTCATCGCAGGAGAAGACGAATGGCGAACAGTCCCAGGGATCGGGAAGACGCTGGCGCGGCGGATCACGCAGGCGCTTCAGCAACCCGGCGGTTGATGGTCCGCGAGTACGTCTGCTTCTGCGGATGGAAGACGCGGGAGGCCGATCGCATGCTCACCCACTGGTTCGACGAATGCCCGAAACGCGCACTGGGCAGCGATCGGCTGGTGCGGCTCATCGTCACGCCTGCCACGCGCAGCTACGAAGCCGACTACGATGGCGCGCTGCCCGACATGCAGCGGCTGGAGCGCATCATCCGGCAGTTGCAGACGTTCAGCGAACTGCCTGTCCGGCGGGCTGTGTCGCCGGCTGATCTGCGAGAGCTGGAGAAGGCGGTCGGCCTCATCGACGCTATCGTGTTCGAGGAAATTGAGGAGGGTGCCCATGTCGATGAGGTCTAGGGTCTGTCCGGTGTGCAGCAAGACCAAGGTGATGAGCACGCGATCGACGCAGTGCGGCGATTGCTGGCGGACACGGGGCTCGCGCCAACCCGCCGCCCCCGCGAATCGTCTGAAGCCGTGCCCCGACCCGCTGAGCCGCGGCTGCACCAACCAGATCAAGCAGTCCTACCAGCAGTGCAAAGACTGCTACAACGAGACCCGCGCCCGACAGCGCCAAGTCCCGGTTGAGCGCGCCGAGCGCCGACTGGCCGGGCAGGAAACGGACACCGACCGCATCGCCCGCGAGAACATCGAACTGCGCCAGGCGAATCAGCGCGCCCAGACCGTCATCAAGCAGTACGAGGCGCGGCAGTCCTTCGAGGATCGCATCCACAACCTGTTCGCCGACTCGCTCGCATCCCGGCCGTACGTCCCCACACTCAGCGCACGCCCGAAGATCACGAAGGGCACCAAGGCCAAGGCGCACGAGATGCTGGTGCTGGTGAGCGATGCCCACTACCCGGAAGTGGTGGAAGCCGCGGCGACTGGGCTGACGTACAATTCGGCCGTCTGCCGCGCCCGCATCGAGCACATCCGCGACACGGTCATCCGGTACCGCGATCTCCGATCGTCGAGCTACCCGGTGCGCAAGCTCACCATCGGCGTCATCGGCGACATGCTCAGCGGCGACATCCACGACGAGCTGGAGATCACCAACGAGCAGCCGATGAGTCAGGCGTTGGCCGAGATGGGCGACATGTTGTTCGACTTCGGGTACACGCTGTCCACCGAGTTCCCGGACGTCGAGATGGTCGTCATGCCGGGCAATCACCCGCGCCTCACCAAGAAGCCACGCTACAAGCAGAAGTGGAACAACTGGGAGCACGTGCTGGGGCTCTATGTGCGCGCGCTGGCCGAGCAGGGCGGCTTCACGGTGCGCGTGCCGAAGGAGCTGGTCTACCGACATCGAATCTTCGGCAAGGTGGTGGGGCTGAGTCACGGCGACGGCATCAAGAGCAATTCGTTCGCCGGCATCCCGTGGTACGCCATGAAGCAGCGACAGGACGCGCTGCAATCGCTGCTCCGCACGCTCGGCGAAGACCAGATCGACCTGCTGTGCTACGGGCACTTCCACCAGCTCATCTACCAGGAAGGGCAGGGCTGCGGCCTCATCATCAACGGCTCCATCAAGGGCGGGGATGAGTACAGCATCGGCAGCCGGTACGCCAACCAGGAGCCCGTGCAGGCGCTGGTGACATTCCACCCCGAGCACGGCATCACCGACGTCAGCCGGATCAACCTGGGGCAGGTGCAGTGAGCGCCAAACCCCCACGCTTCACCAAGCGGCTCGAGCTGGTGACGGTGCGCTGGTTCGACGCGGGCAGCTCCCCGACGCTCGTCTTCGAGCCCCAGCGTGATCACCGGCCCGTGGTCATGGAGACGATCGGCTGGGTGCTGGTGCATGATGCGGCCGGGATCAGTGTCGCCACCGAACGGTTCTCTGAAGAAGGGGTCACGCATTACCGCGGCTGGAGCTTCGTTCCGGCTGGCATGATCGATCGTGTGCAGAAGGTGAGGAGCTGATGCGAGTCGTGTATGTCGCTGGGCCGTTTCGTGGTCCGAACGCTTGGGAAATCGAGCAGAACATCCGCCGGGCCGAGACGCTGGCCTTGGAGGTCTGGAAGCTGGGCTGCGCGGCGATCTGCCCGCACGCCAACACGCGCTTCTACCAGGGCGCCGCGCCCGATGAAGTCTGGCTGCAGGGCGATCTGGCGATCATCAAGCGGTGCGATGCGATCCTGCTCACACCGGATTGGGCGCGGTCAGTCGGCGCCACCGAGGAGAAGCGGTTTGCCGAATTGCACGACATCCCGGTACTGAAAGACCTGGAACACCTGAAAGCGTGGTTGCGCACGTAGCACGAATCGCGAGGAGGACACCCCGATGCCCGCACTCCCCTTTGACGCCCTGTTCGGCGATGCGCTGGCTCTCCTGCTGGGTGGGGCGATGGTACTCTGCATCCTGGGCACGCTGGGCCTGATGTTCTATACCGTCTGGAAGGCCGGGCGCCAGATGGACGCGATGGACGAGGACGAGTGACCCATGAGTCTCAAAGACGACATCGCCAAGGCGCGCAAACGCCGACCCGTCGCCACCGGCGTCATCGACTACTTCCCCGATGCACTGCTGGCCGTGGCCCATTGTAGCTGGGTCGGCAACGAACAGCACAACCCCGGAACCCCGCTGCACTGGGATCGCGGCAAATCGCAGGACGAAGCCGATGCGCTGATGCGTCACTTCCTCGATCGCGGAAACCTCGATGACGATGGGGTCCGGCACTCTACCAAGGTCGCGTGGCGGGCGCTCGCGTTGCTGCAGAAGGAGATCGAAGCCGAGCGGGCACACGTCCTGCGCGCGGCGAAAGAGGAGGAACCCCCACTGTGAGATTCACCTACGAAGACGTGCAGGGCTGGTCAACCCCGCTGCTCGTCGAACGCCTCCGCACGGTAGCCGCCAACGTCTCAGCCCCGAACGCCGCCGTTCTCATGGACGAAGCGGCCGATCGGCTGGGCCGCATCACCGCGGAACTGGACGAAGTACAAGGGGCCTTGCGTGCCCTGAAGGAGCAATGACATGGCGATGTTCTGGACCGGCGAGCAGATCACCGAACCCCCCACCCCGAAAGACAGCCACACGGTCACGTTGAATCGCGACGTGGAACGGGCGATCTGGCGAGCCCGTGAGATCCGGATGGGGATGGTGGCCGTCATCCACAACGAAGCTCGCGCCGATGCGCACGCTGCACGATCGGCTTGTCGCTAAGATCGACGCCAATGCCGGCCCTGATGCCTGCTGGTGGTGGTGCGGCGCGTGGTCGAAGAAGGGCTGGCGCGGACACTATCGCCGGCCCTCCTTCAAGTACCGCGGGCGAGCCGTGAATCCGTTCAGGCTGCTCCTCGCGCTGTACCGACGCCAGCCGCTCGCAGCGTTCGCAGGGTTGGACGCCGCCCACACCTGCAACAACCCGGAATGCGTCAATCCGACACACGGCGTGTGGTTGCCTCCACAGGAGAATCGGTGGTCATGAGCCCACGCATTCTCGGCGTCGGGCCGGAACCGTGCGATGTCATGTTCATCGCCGAGTTCCCCGGCAAAGACGAAGTCCGGCAGCGTGCGCCGCTGGTGGGCCGTTCCGGTCGCGAGTTCACACGGTACCTCAACGGCTACATCATCCCGCGCACGCGCCCCCAGGTCTTCCTCACCAACCTGAGCAAGCAGTTCGCCATCGACACAAAGCACTTCCAGTTCGACCAGGAAGATGAGCTCTTGCTGTGGGACGAGATCCGGCGCGTGCAGCCAAAGCTCATCGTCACGATGGGCATGCACGCCACCCGGTACTTCCTCGGCCCCGCGGTTACGTTGGAGATGGCGCACGGCATCCCCCATGCGCCTGCCGACATCGGGCCGTTCGGCGAATTGGCCGACACCGTCATCATCCCGGCGTACAACCCAGCCGCCGCGCTCCACTCGCCAAACCTCCAGGCCGTCTTCGCCTTCGACATGCGGCAGGTCGGGTTGGCCCTTCGCGGCACCCTGCCCGCGCCCCCCCGCGACCGCCTCGGCGCCGAGTGCTACCTGAGCCTGTCAGATTCGGCTGTGGGGGACTTTCTGTCCCCGGCGACTGAAGCACTGGCTCTCGACACAGAAGGCTTGCCAGGGCGGCCGTGGGGGCTCAGCGCGGCCTTCCAACCGTACTGGTCAACCGTGGTCCGGGCCGGCGACACCGCTGGACTGTCCGCTGTAGGGGACACGGCCAACCGGGTCGACGCTGTCGTGCTCCACTCGGCGCTTCATGATCTCCCCGTGCTGCGCGATTTGGGCGTCTCGGTCCCCGAGGATCGCATCCACGACACGATGGTGATGGCGTACCTGCTCGGCATCGAGCCGCAGGGCCTGAAGGCACTGGCCTACCGCCACGCCGGCATGACCCACCAGGACTACGCCGACTTGACCCGAGAGGCCGACAACCGGCTCGCGTTCCAGTGGCTCATCGATCTGCACGACCGGCTGCCGGACGATCCGAAGCCGACGTTGCCGAAGCCAACTGCCAAGATGATCGAACGATGGGCGGCCGGCGATCCAACACTCGCCGCATCGCACGCCGAACGGTGTACCGCGTGGGCGGCGTACCAGCCCATCGAACCCGACCTGTGGTTGTACCGCGCTAAGACGCTGATCGCCAACACGCTCATCAAGGACCCCGAAGACACCAGCCGGTCAATGCGGCAACGCTGGATGGACGGGCGAGCGCGCGAGATCCTGACCGACGAGGCCGACCACCTTGGGCCGTTCGACGCCGACCCGCCAGAGCCGACGCTGGACGATGTACCCGAAGACCAAGCCGTCCACTACTCGGCGCGGGACGCCGACGCCACGATTCGGATCTGGGTGCCGCTGAAGCGCGCCATCGATGCGTACGAGCTGACCGACGTGTACGACGTGGACCGGGCCATCATCCCGATGATCGACCGGATGCAGACGGTGGGGCTGCTGGTCGACGTCGAGCACTTCCAGTCGCTCAGTGCGATGCTAGCGATCGAAGAACAGCTCAACCGGGAAGCCCTCTCGGCAATGGCCGGTCGCCCCATCAACCCGAACTCCGGCGACCAGGTGGCCGAACTGCTGTACGACGAACTGAAGCTGCACGAGAAGGCGCTGAACATCCGCGTGCGCCCGACCAAGAGCGGCAGTCGGCTCTCCACCAACGACAAGATCCTCGAGGCGCTAGCCCCGCTGCACCCGCTCATCGGGCTCATTCAGGACGGCCGCGAGATCCGCAAGCTGAAAGGCACGTACGCCGACGCCATCCCGAAGCTGATTCGCAGCGACGGGCGCCTGCACCCGAACTACCGCATCACCCGCACCGACACCGGGCGGCTCTCAGCGAACAAGCCCAATGTGTTGGCACTCCCGAAGCACAGCACCCGTGGCAAGTTCATTCGGGATGGCTTCATTGCGGCGCCGGGGCGTGAACTGGGCGAGTGGGATCTGGCCCAGATTGAAATGGTCGTGTTCGCCGTCGACAGCCAGGACGCCATCATGATCGAGGAGATCAAGTCGGGCATCGACAAGCACGCCTCCACGGCCGGCCGCATCTTCAAACGCGACCCGGCCATCGTGCAGGCCGAGCACCAGGCCAAACAGCAGCCCGGCAAGAAGCAGCGGTTTTCGGCGAAGGCGGTCAACTTCGGGACGCTGATGGGCATGACCGAGTTCGGCCTGACCGATCAGATGCACAAGAACGGCGACACCGACTGGACCGTCGCGCAATCCGTCGATGTACTGGAAGGCTGGCGGGATGTCTACCAAGGGGGCTGGGCGTACATCCGCGGCAAGCACGCCGAGGGGCGCCGCTACGGGTTCGTGCGCGACATGTGGGACCGGATGCGATGGCTGGAAGGGATTCGATCCGGCGATGACTACATTCGCGCCGAGGCCGAACGGATGGCCCAGGCCACACCGATCCAGTCCGGGGCGCAGGGCATCATCAAGCGGAACATGCGGGCCTTGTGGTCGCAGTTGCAGGCGTTGCGCGCGTCGGGGATCTGGGTCGAGTGTCTACTGCAGGTCCACGATGCGCTGGTGCTGGAGTACGATGAAGGGGCGCGCGATGTCGTCGATGCGACGGTTCGCGCCGCCATGACCAAGACTGTCATCTTGCCGTTCGACGTGCCGATCGAGTGCTCGGCCGACTTCGGGCGGCGATTGGGAGAACTCTGATGGGCCACTTCGACACCGATCCGACCACGACATTCGATGAAGACTGCAGCCGCGCCATCTCGCTCCGCGCGGAGATCGCCAAGCAGCAGGAGGAGCTGAAGCGGTACGACGAGCGAATCATGCAGGTCATCTTCGGCCGCGGCGAGACGACGCACAAGTCCACGTGGGGTTCGTGGTCGATTCAGAATCGTACCACCGACCGGCTGGACCGGGCGGCGCTGTTGGCCCACGGCGTCGACATGGACATCATCAAGGCCGCGACCAAAACCTCGGTCAGCGATCCGTTTCTGGTGTTTCGGGTACGGTGGCCGGAGCGCGAGTAGGGGTTGTGCGCGGCCGGCCGGCCCGCCGCGTGGCGAAGATGTCACGCGGCGGGTCGAGCCCCGCATCCGTCGCGAGATTGAACAGGGCCTCGCGCACCAGATTGGCATCGCTGCGAATACCGACACGATGCTTGAGCGTCGTCAACCACTGGCGCTCCTCAGCGGTGAGTTCACAGTACAGCGTACGGTAGTCAGGCCGACGCCCCATCACCCCTGCTCCTGCATCCACTGCGGCCACGTCCAGATCGTGTACTTCGGCGGGCGATCCTGGGCATAGAGCAGCAGCGCCAGATCCTTCGGGTACCCCGCTGTGTGTCCGACGAACCGAATGCGGCCGTTCAGCAAATGAATGTGCGCCTTCGCATGCACCCAATCGCGCCACCAGTTCGATCCGACTGCGGCCGGCACCAGGACGGCAATCTTGGCCCCCTGCTGCGATTGCTCGTACGCGCGCTCCACCCACGGTCGAATCTTGCTGTATGGCGGATTGCACCACGCCCAGCCGTCGACCACCCACGGCATATCGAGCCCGTTGGTCTGCTCATCGTAGTAGAAGGGCACGACGGCGTTGGTCGAGTCGGCGGCGACATCCAGATCGAAGTCCGAAATCTGCAGCAAACTTCGGACAGCGGCCAAGAACCCCGGCGGCGTCTGTACGTCCTGCTTGCTGAGGCCCGGCTTCTGCGGGGGCATGGTTGCCATCAGACGGACTCACCTGGGGGCGCTGTCTTCTGTGCCTGCTGGAACGCCTGCACGACCTGCTCGCTGATGGTGGCCTCGAGGCGCGCGGCGAACAGTTTGGCCGCATCGACTGTGACGGCATTCAGATCCAAGGCGCGCATCAGGTCAGCACCGTGGTTGGCCCAGAGCGCGTCGGCGGTCTTCTTGACCAGTTCATCGTGCGCGCGTCGGACCATCAGGCCAAATGCCTGCGTGCCGGATTGAACAGAGGCGAGTTCGGTGTGATCCAGCACCGCGACGATGGCGGCGCCGGCTGGGTGGTCGGCTGTACGAAATGTGGGCACCATTCCCTCCCGTCAGGAACGGTGCCCATCGTACCAGAGTGCGGCGGCGGCTGTCTACGTCTTCGTCTTCGCGTTCGTCTTCGCGGCCTTTGCCGCCTTGATCTGAGCGATCTGGGGTTCGGTCAGATTCGCCTCACCTTCGGCGCCCAGCCACGGGCACTCGTCTGACGGTTCTCCGAGCAAACCGCCGCAACACTTCTCCGGGTCGCTCTCGCACGGCGACACGCACGAGCCTCCGAGCAAATCCAGTCCACAGGGATGTACGGGCATCAGGATGTCTCCTTGTTCTTGGTTGCCGTGGCGACTTTCTGGGCCAAGGCGTCACGCTGAACGTCGGTCAGTTGTGCCTCGCCCCCCAGAAGGAACACACACTCGTCCCCGCCCGAGATGCTGCACTCGGAATCCGTCCCACCAGGCCAGGCGCACGCGCCACACCCAGAGAATATACAACAGACATCGGCCATGACTTACCTCCGCGGGGACAGGGTACCACGAATGGGCAGCTTGCCCAACCAGCGCCCGTCGACTTCGCCGGTCAGGTCGAAGCCCTGGCTGCCGGCGACGTTGCCGATCGCCGTCTGAATCGTCGCAGTCCGCTCGGCAATGAGTTCGATGCGCAGGTCGGCCGCCGTACGCCCCTCGCGGAGCATATGCAGGGTTCCGATGATGGTCTGCTGGTTGTTCAAAATCGACTGCAGGGCCTGCACGATGGCGGCGACGATCTCATGATCGGAGGGGGGCGGCTCCGGTTGCGTCGGGATGTCCGGAATGTCCGGATCGGGGCCAGGCTGCTCGTCGCCGGGTACGAACACATCCGCCTCGGCCACCGTCCCCTCTGGCATCCACGCGACCACGGCCGCCTCCCCACTCGGATCGATCACGATGCGCATCCGGCGATACATGTCCTTCACCTTGACGGCCAAAGCGTACGGGTTGCCGCGAATCGCGTACACACGCTGAGCCCCCCGAATGTCCGACGTGCGGATCGTCTCGATGATGTGCTGTACGAAGTCACGGGCGTTGACGCCGCGGGCGACTGCCTGCGCCGGCTCGGCACCGGCCGGCTGGCCGATCAGCGAGACCTGCAATTCGTCGGTGAGGACCAACTGCTTGATGGCCTCCAGGTCCGACTGCGTGTGCCGCTCGATGTAGGTGGTCGGGTCGATCGGCGGGCGCCAGTCGCGGCGCCACTCGGCCTTCTGCTGATCGCTGGTGTTGTCGTCGGGCTGGTAGGCCGGCTCCACGCCGCCAATGAGCCCATCGACGCTCGGCCCCTCGCGCCCGTCCAGGGCGATGTCGAAGCTGTAGCGCTCGCCGTCTTCGTCGAGCGGCGATGGCAGATCCAGACCGCTGGCCCCGCCGTACGCCTCGAGCCCGACTTGCGAGTCGGGGAATTGCTGCTTGAGCTGCCAGACAGCGATCACGGTCGCCACGCCCGCACTCAGGCGATCCTCCGGGTTGAAAGGGGTGTCCTCGATCTCCTGAATGGTGCGAAAGCGATGACCGCACGCGATCGCAACCCGCTTGCCTTCGGTGAACGCTGCGATGTACGCCTCTCTGGGAATCGTCGTGCTCATGTCAGTCTCCGATCTGAGGGGGGATGTACTCGAAATGCCCAAGGTCTTTCTGCCGCCAGCGCCCGCCCCACCGCAGGCCCAGCCGTTCGCCGATCGCGCCAATCCGCTGCCAGACCGGATCGCGCCCGTCCCACTGCAGCTTATCCGGCCCGTGCAGCGCGTACTGGTCGTACGGCGCGAGATCGATCGCCAGTCCGTCCAGATGCTTGCTACGCGTGGTCCAGCTCACCCCCTTGCGTACGTTCTCTGCGTGTTCGGCCGGCGTGCGCAGGGTATCGACAATCATCACGCCGATTCCCGCTTCCACGCACCGCGCCACCAGCTCGATCGCGAGCGGCTTGAAGCGTGGGTCCAAATCGTCGAGTTTGCGACTCACTGGAGGCACCGGCTCTTTTGATCGTCCGTCGTAGCCGTGTGGAGGCAGACCAGTCGATTGAGTCGTACCTGTTCACGCTGCAACTGCACCAATTGCTCGGTGGCGACGACATGCTGATCGATCTGCACCGCCATCCGCTCGATGCGTCCGCTGAGATCTACCGTGTTCCAGTAGATCAGGAACGCGGCAGCGGCGGTCGGCAGCCCAACGATGGTGATGAAACGCATCCACGGGGGGAGCGCTGAGATGCCCGTCCCGTTCTGATGGCGATCATCGGTGAGTACGATCGGGCCGGGGCCATTGTGCTCAGTCATTCGTCAACCTTGATTACCTGCGTGAACGGGGGCGGCGGCGCGGAACCTTCTTCGCTTGCCGCCGCTTCTCAAGCAGTAGTGTATTCAAATACGGGATGCGTGCAAAGAGCGGCCCCAGAATCTTATCCATTTGCTCCAGATCGCCGGGCGCCGTCGTGCCGGGCAGCACCTGTGTCCCGCGGGGGACCATGCGGGTCAGCCACTCGCGCGGATCGAGCATTCGCTGAATCTGCCACGCTTCCGTGGGCAGCGGCGACTGCCCGGCGATCTCCGATGGGATGGCCTGCGCCACATCTGACATGCTGGCATCGTCACCCTGCAGTTTGCGGAGCGCGGCGCCCAGCGCGAAGGGTACCGCGTACGGGCCGGCTGCGGCGTTCAAGACATAGGGGTACTGGCCTTCTTCGCTCGCCGCCGCGTACCCGGCACCACCAGCCCCGGCCCCCAGCAGTTGTCGCGCGACCTGCTCGGGCAGCGTGGCACGATCCTTGGTCTCGCGGAACAGCTCAGGCAGGAACCCCAGACCGGGCGTGCGCTCGATGCCGCGCTCGGTGATATTGGCGGCGGTGCGCGCGAACGGGAACGCAATCGTGCGCGAGATCGGCCCCATCTTGCGCTGCGAGCCGACGACCAGTTGTCCCGTCTTCGATCGCGGGATGCCCGTGAACGCCGACTGCTTCGCCGACGCCAGCGGAATCCCCGCGTCGATCATCGCTTCGGTGACAGCCGCGTCGGGCGCCGACATGATGCGCCCCGGCAGCCCGAGCATTCCCTGTGTCTGTCCCCAGCGTCCCTCGGTCGGATCGGGGCTGCCCTCGCGGAGCGCCTTCATGTACGACTGGCCGGCCCGCTTCGAGAGCAAATTGCGCAGCACGTTGACACCGCGCTTGGCCTGACCGCGCCCGCCGCCCATCAGTCCGGCCAGCAGCTCCTCCACCCCGCGACTGGCCCCGGCACTCGCCGCGCCCACATGGCCGGCGGTCAGGGTCGACGGATGGCCGAGCAGCCCGGCGTACCCGAACTTCTCGAACAACTGCGGGTTGCGCAGGAAGAAGGGGATCGCGGCGCCCGCGGCGGCACCGGCGAACGGCGCCAACGGCGAATCAGATGACTCCTCACCGGCAAACGCACCCACCGAGCCCCCGAGTCCCATTTCGCCGAGCCGGCGCGCGGCGTCCGGATTGACGCCTCCGCTCGGATCATCCACCAACCGCCGGAAGGCGTCGTCAAGCGCCTTGAGCCGGCTGCGCGTCCCACTGGGCTGGAACTCATAGCCTCGGGGATCGTCTGGGGCACGCTCGGCAAACTGGCGCGGGTTCAGATCCTCCACCGACGTGCCGCGCGCCTTGGCGGCCTCCTGCATGTTGCGCTGGCTCTCGCCCGACAAGAATGCCTTCTCGGTCGGACTGGTGACGCGGCGCGGGCGCAGGTACTCGGGCAGATCGGACAACTCGGCGGCGGCGGTGGCGGTGGGGTCTGCACGGGCGGCCGGCGGCGGCGCCAACTCCTCCCACGGCACAGCGGGGGCCAGCCCGCGCCCTGGCATGCGGGGCCGCGCCGGGCGCGTCCAGTTCGGGTCGATGATCTGCTCGATCTCCATCCGCAGCGCGTTCGGCAGCGAATCCAAATCCAGCCCGGCCGGGCGTGCCCCTTCAGGCGTCTGCGGGATCAAGTCCAGTTGGCCCGGTCGCGCCCTCGCCAACTCCACCGCTTCATCGGGGGCGTCGGTCTGTCGCAGCCGCGCACCAAGCATCTGCAGCCGGCGCTCCAGGTCGGACACCTGTGTGGTGGATTCGCGGCCCTGCCGTTCCAGCATCGCGCGCAGGTTGCCCACATCGGCCATCTGCGATTCGGGCAACCCGGCCACCGGATCGCCGAAGTCAAACCCCGACTGACGTGCCTGCGCCTGCGCAAACCCCTCCTGGCCCACTGGGGGCCGAGGTCGCGCCGCTCGCCCTTCGTCAGCCAGCCGCTGAAAGCGCCGGACAATCGGGTCCATGAGGGCATCGCCACTGAGTCGCTGCCACGGCCGCGCCGCCTGCCCCAGCTCCCGAATCCCACTGGCCGCCGTCCCGGCACCCACCAACGCGCCCGCGCCGCCGAGCAGCGCCTGGCCGTAGTTGCCTTCCTCGAGCGCCGGCAGGCCGTACCCCGCCCCGACTGCCAGATCGGCCCCGCCCAGCAGGGTACGCGCCAATGGACTAGCCCCGGCCGCCGCGCCCCCGGACAGCCCGGTCGCCGCCAGCGACAGGATGCCAAGCGGGTTGGAGTGCTGCACGACGCCTTCGGTCGCGCCGCCAATCAGGCCACGAAGCTGCGGCGGCAGGGCACTGAGCTTCCCGCGGTAGTTCGGATCGGTAATGTCCTGGCTGAACCCCTTGGCGGCCCCAGTGATCCACTCGGGGGTCTGACCCATCGCGCGCAGCTCGTCCATGAAGGACCAGTCGACTTCGGGATCTGGGGCAGCCAACGCTTGATCGATACGCTCCGCTGCTCCGACCCCGCCGATCCCACGTTCCCCCCGGTGCGCTCGGTACAGATCGACGATGCGCCGGTGCTCCGGCAGCAAGACCTGCTGCTGTTCGGGGGTCGGGTCGTTGGCGGGGAGCGGCGTAGGCCGCGAGAAGTCGGGCAGGCCAGACGGGGACGGCTGCGGACCCCCACCGGCCTGCTGGCGAATCAGCGCGAGGAGCTGCTGGAGACGATCGGGCATGGCGGCCTCTTAGTAGCCGCCACCGCCGCCGGGCGCGTTGGGCACACCGCCCCCGCCACCAGCGCCACCGAAACGCGAGAGCAGTGCGTTGAGCAGGCCCGCGATCCGCGGGTCTTCCAGATCGCCGCCAGCACCGGTGAAGCTGTTGAGCAGATCGATCATCTGATCGCCCTGTCCCGTCTGCTGCTGAGACTCCAGCTCGGCCGCGCCGGTCAGTGCCTCCAGATTCGCTTCCTGGCCCCGCTGACCCGCCTGCACCTGCGCCGGCTGCAGGTATCGCGCGACCAGTTGCTCGAGCGCGTTGGTAGCCTGATCGGCACGGACGGACTTCTCACCCATCGAGAAGTAGCGATCGGCGCCTCGCTGCGATTGCAGATCGGTCACGTCTTCGCCGATCCCCGCACGCATCAACGCCGTCGATCGGGGATCGGTGGGGGGTGCGGAAATCTGCGACGGGTCGTACAAGTCGCGCATCTGACCCAGTTTGGACCCCTGCAGCATCTCTTGTCCGAGCTGGTAGCCGAGATGGGCGCGCGTCCCGCCGGGAATCGTGTCGAGCACACTGTTGTTCACAGAACCTCCTCGACTGCCGCGCGCGGCAACGGCTTTCTGCAGCCCTTGCACGCTAGGCAGGTTGCCGTAGCCGCCACTCATCCGAATGTTCGGAGACTGGCCGCCGCGCATCGCGAACTCTTGGCCGAGCTGCTGTAGCTGCTGGAACCCCTGCGCATCGCCGGGCGCGACCCCCGTGTAGCCGCTGCCGCCGGGCGCCGCCCCCGGAAACTGCCGGATGTAGGCGGAGTACTCGTCCAGCGACGTCGGCAGCGAGCCGGCGCGCGGTGCCGATCCCAGTGTGTCCATGCCCCACATTGCCATCAGTACGCTCCTCGCACCATCCGTGTCAAAGTTTTGACAGGGGTATTGTCTGTCATCTGGTCCGGCTGATCAATGGGAGATTTGGCGAACCCCATCGTCGAGTCGCCTCCCGGACGCGCCGCGCTGGCCGCTGGCGACCCGCCCTGACCGCCCAGCACGTCCTGTGCGCCCGCTTGACCGGCTTCCCTGGCGTTGGACTTCAGGGCTGCCGCGAGCCCCGCCAGCGGGGCGCTGGCCGCCGCAGGGGGCTGTGGAGACTGCGGGGGCATCGTCATCGTTGACAGGTTGAAGCCGGGCAGCCCGGCGCCCCCGGCCATTGGCATCTTGCCTGCATCGCCGCCGATGGCCGGGTTCGCATGGCTCATCGCACCTGACAGGCTCGGTAGGCGCATGCTGGTCAGACTGTTACGGCCGGCGTAGGCCCCGGCCCCCATCGGCAGCTTGTTCGACGCGCCGACCCGCGAGCCCAAATCGCCAAGATCGAAAGCAGCCATCAGTAGGCCCTCCCGCGCTGCGCCACGATCTGTCGCAAGATGTCGATGGGCTGGCTCATGGTGCGCTGGCCCAGCCCCTGCTGCGCCCCGCCGATGGCCTGGTCGTCGGCAAACCCGGCACCGGGATCGGCCAGTGCTCGGCTGAGTCCGGCGAGCGGCCCGGCGGCCCCCATCGCATCAGAGCCGGCCGCGACCGGCGGCGGCGGGGGTGCCACGGGGACGGCGTCCGGGGCGCGCGGCGCGGGGGCCTGCCGCGGTTCGGGGAATTGCGGCGTGACCGACGCCCACGATCCGGAGAAGTCAGGGGCCGATTGCCCACCGCCGCCACCACCGCCGCCGCCGATGTCCGGCCCGGCCGCCCGCTGCTCGGGCTGAATCTGTGACAACCCGCCCCGCGAGAAGCGGTTGGGGTCGTTGTACGGCGAGACGGTGCGACCGAGCGCCATCAGTAGAGCATCCCGTAGGCGGAAATGATGTTGCGCAGTTCGGCCAGCGCCGCCTGCTGGGCGCGGTCTTCCTGCGTGTTGCGGAACGAGTCGCTGAACTGACTATGCTGCGTGAGCCGCGACAGATCCATGTTCTCGGCGTCGAAGCTGCGGTCGGCGAACTTCTCGGCGAGCTGCCGATCGGTCCCGGCCAGTTCGCCCAGGCCCTGTCCGAACAGCTTCTGAATCAGGTCGCCTTCGATGGTCGAGCCGCTGATGCCACGCCCGCGCGCCACACCCCTGAGTCCCTTGAGCGCCGACTGCATCGCGAGCCCGGTGCGCTCCTTGGCCGACGTGTAGGCGGCCGATTCGGCGGTGCGGTCGTACGGATCGCCTTCGCGCTCGGGGGCCGGTGTGGGGCTGAGTCGTACCGGCTGCGGCTTGCCTCGGATCTCGGCCAGCAGAGCATTCAGCGCGTTCTGATCTGCACCGCCGCCCCCAGCCGCTCGCGTCCCCGCCGCACCCATCGTCGCGCCCCCCACGGTCCCGACGCGATCCCAGCCACCGGTGTCGTAGTTGAACTGGGTGACGTCGCCGGTGGGGCTGGTTTCGTACAGGGGCCGGGTCGCCGCGGCGCGTTCCTGGGGCGATTGCCCAGCGACTTCCGCCGTGCGACCGCTGAACCCCGTGCCCGGATTGACGAAGCCCCCCGTGAAGGGATTCTGGACCGCCCCGCGCGTCTGGCCGCGCAGGTCAGCGGTGCGAATGGGTGTGCCGCGCGTCATGCCGACAGGCATCGTATAACTGCCGCGCCAATCGGAAGGTCGTCAGGCGTCCGCCGGTCGCGTCCGAACGAGAAGTGGCCGATCCCGATCGCTTATGTCCGCTCGATGCCCACGCCGGTGATCGGATTTGGCCGACCGCCGACGTGCGACTCGAAGCGGTGCTGGATCTCCCTGTCCGACTCCCAGATCAGGCGAGTGCGGGCCAGGGTGAAATCCCTCGGGCTAATGGTATCCGCATCCTGCCGGTTGAACAAGTCCATCCCGCCGGCTCGCAGGAATCGGGCCGCAAACTCCGAGCAGAACTGCCGCCGGTTGGTCGGGCCGATGTACTGCGCCGTCGTGAAGTTCAGCAGGCCGATGTAGTCGTAGCCCTGCCCATCGACGGTCGTGAACCAGTGGCGGGCAGCGCGGGCATTGAACGCCTTGAAGGGCCGGAGCACCAACGCCAGGTCTTTCGGGTCGAAGGGGAAGTGCCGCACCCCGTCAGGAATGCGGCTGGCGTAGGCAGTGCCGGCGGCACCCGCGATCTCCACATGCGTGAAGCGCGACCAGGTCTTCGCCCCGATGATCCACCCGATCGGCCCGCGATGTGAGTACAGCAGAATGTCGCCGGGCTGGAACGCGCGCCAGATCGAGCCGCTAGACATGGGCCTACTCCGACTGGCGGTCGGCGGCGCTCAGTTCGTCCAGTGCGGCCACGACCGCGTCGGCGAACAGCGGATTGAAGCCGCGGCAGCCCTCGACGAGCGCCGTGAAGCGATCGTGGTCGGCGGCAGACAGGCGAATAACAGATGGGCCGCCCCCCGCCGCTTTCAGGACGAGCCTCGGTGCCTGCCCGTCCTCCGCGGGCTGCTCGTCGGCGATCTGGAGCAGCGATTGCTTGATCCGCGCGTCCGATCGCACGTCGTACTTGTCCTGGCGCGGGCCGTTCAGGAACCCGAACCAGTAGATTTCCAGTTGCCGGTTGTCGCGTACCGTCGTCAGTCGCTGCAGCGCCATCAGTGTCCTCCCTGGAGTCGTGCCAGAGCCCGTTCCAATTGTGTGGGCAGTTCTCGTCGCCACGATTCTACCTGTCCACGCAGATTTTGCAAGTCGGCCGTCATCCGACTGCGATCGGCGGGCGCCAGTCGGCTCTGCATCCACGTCGGCATCTCGCGGACCACCGGCGTGGGCGGGATCGGCTCATCTTGCCGCCCGGACGCCTGGCCCTCGAGCCACACGCGCATCTGCTCCTGCGCGAATGCGACGTTGCGCTGCTGGTCGTCGGTCCAGCTCCGCTTCGGAATCGGGCGCACGTGAGCCAGCTTCTCGCCCGTCAGCTTCTCGACGGCGACGACGAGCCGCGCCATGTCGACGCCGATCTCGATCCCCAAGTACGCATTGCGCGCGCTGTAGGACCACGGGTACTCGGTGACAGGGTGCGCCGCATCCAGGGTTGGCGGATCGAACAACTCGAAGTTGTGCGGCGTGAGCTGCGGGTTGTTGCCAGCCTCGTCAATGGCGAACATCTCAACGGTCCCGGCGACATCGTCGGCGTACAGCCCTGCCGTGTTGGTCCCCATACCGCTGAGTGCGGTGCCCTCCCCAAAGATGAGCCCCTTGCTCCCGGCAGACGGATAGACGGGGGTCGCATGGATGAACACGTTCTGCTGGTGATTGACGCGAAACGCTTCCGTGGGGACGTTGCTGCCATCGGCCGTCGTGTAGATTTCCACACGGCCTGGCATGTCGGTCGTGTCGCCACCGGAATCTGGCGTGCCGTCGATCGCCTGCTGAATCAAGGACGAGATGACATAGGCCCCGGCCGCACCGGACCACCCCTGCGCGAAGAAACGACCGATGCGATCACCGGACGCGACGACGGTCGGGGCCGCCAGTGTGCCTCGAGTGGCACGTGTGTTCCACACCCCGCCTTCGCCGCTCGCATTGTGCCCATCGACCAGCAAGGACATCGCGCCGCCGTCGCGGATGATCTGGAACTGCGTACCGGTGACAGAGGCGTTGGTGCCATCAGCCACCGTCATCCCCGAGTCCTGCAACGTGTTGCCGCCGGTCCCGTTCCATCGCGCCACCGCGTTGTCGGTGGAGCTACCAGGGCCGCTCACCCCGCCACTGGCCGCTGCCCAGGCTGGGATGCCCGCCCCCGATACGGTCAACACCTGCCCGGTGCTGCCGATCCCCAACGCACTCCACACATTCGAGGCTGAGGCGTACAGGATCTGGCCGGTCGTAGCCGTCGTCGGGAAGGCGGCACTGGTCCACGCGACGTTGACGCCGGACGACGCGCTGACCAACAGGCGGCCAGCGGCGCTTGGATGCGCCAAGGTGCTCCACACCGACGTGCTCCCACCGACCATCAGCGTACCCAGCGCCGTCGCCACCGGATAGATGAGGGGAGACCACGAGACCTGTCCGCTCACCCGCTGCAGGATCTGCCCGTTGAACCCCGCCAGCGGGAGCTTGGCGAGCGTGTTAGTGGCCGAAGCGTACAGGATGTCGCCGGTCGTGTAGGTGGTGATGTTCGTGCCGCCGTTGGCGATGGGCAGTGTCCCCGACACATGCGTGGTCAGTCCGATCTTGCCCCAGCTCGGGGCGGCCCCAGCTCCACCGCTGATCAAGGCATTCCCGGTGACGACGGCGGCCAGCTTCGCCAGGCTCGCGGTGCCATCGGCGTACAACAGATCACCGACCGTGTAGCTGCTGAGGCCCGTACCGCCATTGGCCGGCGGCAGGACATCGGTGACGGTCGTCGTCAGGTCGACCTTGCCCCAGTTCGGGATCGTACCGCCGAGCAAAGCAGTCCCCGATGCGCCGACAGCCAGGAGCGCCAACGACTCATCGGTGTCCGCGTAGAGCAGATCGCCGATGGTGAACTCGTCGAAGCCGATGCCGCCACGGTTGGCGGGAAGCGTTTGCGCGGCGAACCGGTACAGGTCCTCGATGTTGTCCTCGATGACCTGCGCGGTGTACGCCGTCCACTCGGTCGGGATGCGCTCACGAATGCTGCGACCGCCGCGCTTCGCCATTACCGCCTCCCGATCTCGAAGTACGGAATCTCCAGCCCGTACAGCTCCACATCCTCGGCATCCGTGCTGTGCTGGAAGCGGATCTGGAGCAGATTGCCATCCCCGAACCGCCCGACGCGCACCCGATAGCGACTCATCGCCACCGTGCGAGCCGTCGCCGGGGCCACACCAATATCGCCGACTGCGGGTGTCAGCGTGAGCGATCCGGCGTTCTGCTTCTTCAGGAGCAAGGCCCCGTCGCCCCAGTGGTGGTAGATGTCCGGAGCGCCTGCCGAGAAGTACTTGGTCAGCCAGTCGATCGCGATGGCCGTATCGCCACCGTCGCTGGCGCCCGACTGGTTCATTTCGTACAGGTGGCCGTCTGCCCCGGCAATGGTCGGTCGCTCCAGACTGTTGCTGTCGTAGAGTAGTGCGCGATGACTGGGGGTGAACTTACCTGTCAGATGCGGCCCCAGCCACTCACCGCGTCGGATGTCGTAGCTGACCCAGCGGTTCAATGTCGTCTGGTTCGCCGCCGCCAGGTGCAGATCGTACGTGTCGGTGATCGGGTTGTAGCCACCCTTGGCGTTCGGGAACTCTGAACGGTTGAACACCGTATCGGTCGTGAACCACGGATGCACCTTGTCGCGACTGATGAGCTGCACGCCCTGCGGCCCAACGCTGTACACCCCGTCCTTGCCGAGGAAGTACCCCACGTCGCGCACCACGACGACCGAATCGGGGGCTACGCAGCCCGGCCCGACCGCCATATCGATCACTTCAAAGTTCGCGTCACTGTCGCCCTTGATCTTGGCAATGTGCGCCTGCTTCAGGATGATCAGCTCATCGCGCCGCGGCACGAACCCCGTGACCCCCACGTTGTCGAAGCCCACCGGCGCGATGGGAAACTCGTTCCCCCAGGCGTAGAACTGCCCGTCTTCGGTATAGAGCACGGTGTCGCGCCGCCCGAGCCAATCGCTGACCGCCCAGAGCCGACCGCCCCAGCTCACGATGATCTTCAGGAAGGTGCCGGGGATGGTGCCGGGCGGCGTGCCGAGCTCCTGATCTTCGGGGAGCAGCGACAGGCCGGCATCTGCCAGTTGCGTCTCGATGCTGGTCGTCGTGTTGTCGTCGATGTCGGCCTCGTGGAACAAGACCGAGCCGCCCGCCGCCGTGCGGTACAACCGCCGCGTGTTGACGGCAGCCTGTTCGCTGATCGGAATGCCCGACCAGCGCAGCGACTCGTTGCTGAGCGCCTGCACGATGGAGATCGGCGACATCGGCGACTCGTTGAGGATCGTGCCGTCGTCGGGATTCTTGATCGCGAAACTCACCCCGCCGCGGTAGTTGCCGGTGAGCCCCGTGCCGCCCGTCCCCGCGCTCAGCACGGGCGATTCGACCGGCGGCTTGAGACTCATCGGCCGCACGGTGAAGTCGCTCGTGTCGATGTGCAGATTGATCGACGGCGAGTTAACCATCAGGATGTGGCGACCGAGAATAGCGAACCGCGCCGGCCGGCTACTGTCCAGGGTCACCCCAGACGGCAGAGTCAGCGTGGTCAGGGTGCCATCGGGCTGCACGATCTGCAGACTGGTCGCGGCGCGCACAATCGCGTACGGCATCAGATCACCCCCGTGTCGGGAATGACGGTTCCCAGCGAACCGCGGATGCCCAGACTGTCCAACACCGTCGACCAGGTGCCGCCTGCCGTACGCTTGAGGACAAACGCGGTCTGTGAGGCGTCCGATGTGTGATCGTAGAAGGGCCAGTACAACTCATCGCCGAACACGAAGGGGTTGCCGGGCGCATGGTCCGTATTGATATCCGTCCCCACATCCTTGTCCGTCGTCCACGAGCTGCCATCGAACTGTTTGATCAGGCAGTCCGTGCCGCCCTTGAAGAAGCAGGAGTACAGGTTGTCGTCGAACACCACCAGGCCGCCCATGTAGCTGACTCCGGTGGCGGGTGCCGTGAAGCTCGTGGCCCATGTCTGTGCCAGCGGGTCGCGCACCGTCACGAGCGCCGTCCCCCCAACCCCGACAGCCAAGGCCGCGTACAGCTTGCCCTTGTATCCCAGCAGACTCATCACGCCGATCTGGACACCCGACAGTTGCTCGTCTTCGATCCAGTCGTCGTCGGCGCCCGGAGTGATGCGCCAGATGCTCCCCATATTGCCGGACGTGCCCGTGCCTGCATTGCTGCCACACCAGAGCTGTCCGAGGTAGTCGGCGAGGCAGTACGGGAATCCGCGTCCGTGCTCATCAGTCCCGTCGCCGAACTTCTGTCCGACCAGCGCCAACACGCCCGTTTGCGGATTGAAGGCGAGTACGCGCCCCTTGCCGTTCGGATCGCTCCCGCCGTGATCCCACACACTGAGATACAGCAGATCGTTGGCCGCGATCATGTCGGTGATCAGGCGCGGTGTGGAGCCGACTGTGGATGTGGGGTTGGTCGGCACGCGGAACATCACGTAACTGGTGGCCCCATCCCACGCGACCAGAGGCGGCGCGGTGAAATTGATCGTCGGGTAGGCAATGTAGTCGTCACCGGGGAAGAAGTAGAGATTCTGAAGGTGCGCGCCGCGGCTCGGGAAGTAGAAGTTCCCGCCCACGATGAACGTCCCGCTGAGCTTCTGGCCGCCAACCGGACGCTGCACCGTCGCCGCGGCGAGATCCGTGAAACTGCTCCCATTGCTGCTCGTCTTCCACGAGTCGGGGTCTTCGGCCGTGGTCAGGCCGACCAGCAACTGCCGGTCACCGGGGTAGTTCAAGGGCACGTTGGTCAGTCCGCCAACCGCTCCGGCCAGAGCCGAACTGTTGATACGGATCAGACTGCCGCGCTTCTTGATGGCATGCTGGCCCTCGTCGGTCGGGAACTCGGCATTCTGCAGCCGACGCCACGCGCCATCGGGGATGTGCAGCGGCGACTTGACCAGGTCGACCCCGAGATCGCCCCAGTTGTAGATGTTCAGCTTGCCGGCCATCACCAGTCTCCGCTGTCGTAATCGTCGAACAACCCATTGACGTACTCTGGCTCTTGAATCTGGCGCACGGCCATCTGGGCAATGAGGTTGGTCTTCTCGGTGCCGTAGACGGCGAGCCATTCGGGGTCGGGGCTGCGGTCGTCGCGCTCCTTGGAGCGGGCGTAGGCCAAGGCCCACGCGATGAGCGCGTTGTCCGACTCGCCGGGGATCGGGTTGTTGTCGCCCGCGACCAAGGTCGGCAGCGTGTGGTTGTAGGCCACTGTGAGATTCACCGCACTGCTGAGCTGCGGCGCGATGCGAATGGTGGGGGCGCCCACTGGGGCACCCGCGTTGAACAGCGTGTAGAAGATTTCGCGATGCTTCGGCTCGCTGGCGTTCTCGGCTCGAGCCACGCGGAACACCGGCTCGTTCCAGTTCTTCGGCGAGAAGATCAGGCCAGGGTTCGGCGACGATTCGCCCAGGATGCGCGGCTCGATGCTGACGATGCGGTAGACATCGGCGGGCACACCCGTGACCGACGAGCTGTTGGCTGAGATGGACATGTTGCTCTCGTCCAGCGTCAGGAAATGATGCTCGTACAGATCGTTGATGCGGCGCCAGAGATCCTTGGCGCCATCGGTCAGATGCTCCAGCAGCTCCGCGTCCGTCCAGAACAGCGCCGACGCTTCGGTGAGCTGCTGGCGGACGCGGGTGCGGAGGGTGCTGAGGGTCGTCGCCATGTGCTGACCTGCCTTACGCGGCCGAGGCTGCCTGCGAGACGGCCGCGCCTTCGGTGCGCTTCATGTACGCCTGGACCTGGATGGCACACGCCACGCCGGCCCCGCTGTTGGTGTACTCCAGCCCTTCGTCGGCGGTGAGCGCGAAGCCGACTTCGCCGAAGTCCCATTCGTGGGCACCCAGTGCCGGTGTGGCCGCCAGCCCGGCGATCGGGACGTCATCGGTGTCCTGAATCTCCTGGGTCGTGGCGGCGGTCGTCGTCACCGAGATCAGAATGCGCTGCACGTAGACCGTCCAGCCCTCTTTGCCCGTGATGAGCGCTTTGGCCGTGGCGCTGTGGTTGTCGGCCGCCTCCACGACGGCCGACACACTGACGTCCTGAAAGCGCGTGAGGTGAATCATCTTGTCGCCCATGCGTCACCCCTTAGTCGGCGTAGAGCTGGATGTGGTAGAGCGTGCCGCCGGCAATGACCTTGATGGTGCCGCTCGCCGTCTGTCCGCTCTTGTCGCTGTTCGTGGTCATGCCGTGCGTCCCGAGGGCCGCGCCCAGCTTGAGGAAGTGCGACCAGTCGGTCCCCGCCTCGTTGTCTTCGACTTCGATCGCCACCACCTCGCCGGTGACGGTCTTGGCGATCTCCGACCGCAGCCGAATCCCGACCACGTCGCCACTGATGGTGCCCGTGCCGAGCGCGCCGAAGTAGAGGTTGATGCCGCGCAGGTCGCCGCTGTTGTCGGCCGCGCCGTCCTTCATCTCGACGTCGAGCCCGATGCCGTTGACCCCGCCGACATCGACGTCGGCCGCGGCCCGAGGCTTGATCTGGACGCCGAACACCTCGCCGGTCGTGGTGACGGTCTGGTTCGGGGTGAACTGCGCCGCGATGGAGTCGCCGGTCGCCTGCGTGAAGTCGCGCGAGTTGATGCGGAACGTGCCATCCGGATTCTGGAGTGCCGAGAGGCCGCCCCCGAGCGTCAGCGATCCGCCAACCACGCCAATCGGCGCCGCATCGCCGGTTTCCGGCGGCAGCAGATCGGCCGAGCTGAACTTCTGGATGTACTGAATCGCGTAGTGGCGATCCGTGAGACTGCCGAGCCGCTGGCCGGCGAACAGTGGACCGAATCCGAGGAAGCGCATGATCGTTCTCCAGTCGTGCGACCAGTCAGGAACGCCCGCTGGTCTCACCGATCGAAAAAGTGGTGGGGGGCGCGGATCGGGACGCGCCACCCCACCGGCTGTACGGCTACCTGACGAGGGCGAGCACGGACAGCACAATCATCGACGAGGCTTACGCATCGCCGATCAGGACGAACCCCTTGGCGCCGTTGCTGGCGCTACCGGTGCCACCATCGGCCGTCGTGGTGCCCTGCGCGACCAGGCCGCTGGCGAGCGCCAGCCCCTGCGGGAACAGCGCCACTTCGACGCCGATCTCGGCCTGCTTGAGGCGCAGTTCGCTGGCCGCATCGCTGGCCGTACTGGCATGGTCGGTGAACTTGCTGAAGGTGGCCGTGGTCGTGTCCTTCACCAGACAGATGCCGAACAGCTTGCCGGCCCCGCCGCTCTCGATGAGCACGACATCGGTGTCCGACAGCTCGTCGAAGGGCACGAACTGCAGATCGGGGTTGCCGCCCTGCTGGGTCAGATACTCCTTGAGAGCTTCAAAGGCGAACCGGGCCGCCGGGCCGCCCTTGACCGCGATGCCCTGCAGGTAGTTGGAGACACGACGCCACGCGAGAACAGATGCCTGAGTTGAGACGGCCATGCGGCACGCTCCAGACGGTCGGGGATGTGAAGGTCACGAGATCACGGCCGGGGGTGCCGAATTGCACCAGCCGACCGGAGCGCCCGCCACGCACGCCCCGAGACGAGCGAGGACGAGACTGAGATTACAGGATTGTCGGTGGGGGTGTCAATCCGCCGACAGGTGTCAAGATTTTGACGCCGCGATGGCCCCGTGCAGACTCGCATCGTCGATGTCGCGGCCGGCCGCGCGCATGGCTCTCCGGAAGTTGCGCACGGGCACGCTGACCGGATTCGGATTCACCGGACGCCCCACGCGCCCCCGATTGATGTCGCGCAGGCTCAGGCGCTCCCCTTTTGCGGCCTTGATGATCTTGAAAGCGTCGGCGTTGCGCTGGTCGAGCTCGTCGTGCGCGACGGCGTCCTTGCGCTGTTCGACGCGCTGTTCGCCTTCCTCGAGCCGATCCACGACGGCATCCGCGCCCCCCTGCGCCCAGATGTCGCGGCTCCGCAACTCGGCGATGATCGACGGTCGCCATGCACCGGACAGGGTCGCTACCGGCACGCAGCCGTACGCGATCATCTGCTTCGTATCCGGGTGGTCGTGCTGCACACCGGCGGTGAGGCCCAGCCGATTCTCGCGCTTCACCAGCCGCACCAGGCGATAGGCCAGATCCTTCTGCGACGGCATCACGCGCAGCTTGCCGTCGTAGTCGAAGACCAGATCCTGCCACCACGGCGGCGGTTCGGGGAGCTGGAACGGGTTGTGGGTGCCGAGCCAGATGGCGGCCATTACGCCGGCCCGCCGAGCGCCGCGCTCGGATCGCTGAAGCCTTCGGTCGGGTTCTGCAGGCTGATCTGCGCACGCCGCAGTCGGGCGAAGTCGATCTTGTGCCCGTCCTGCCGATCCGGCGCCAGGCTGCTCCGGTCCAGCCGCTCGACGAACACCGACAGGAGCTCGCTGGACAGCGGGTCGACCGGGTCCTTGCTCCCCTTCACGGCGATCAGCGACTCGAAGAAGGTCCCGTCGTCGCTCCCAGGCACCGGGTTCTGGTTCTTGGCGTACGGGATCACATCCGCGCGCATCGGCGATTCGCCGGGCGGTACGTCGTACTCCTGCCCGTCCTTGACGACGGTCAGCGTGCGGTCGGTGCGGTTGATGACGGTGACGATCTTGTTGGAAATCATGCGCGGCTCCGATCAGGAAACGTGGTCACATGTGCAATTGCGCCGGTCAAAGGCGCGGGGCCGAACCTCTAACAAGGCCCAGCCCCGCGTCGTGTGTACTCGTCAGCCTTACACATGGCCGACGTCGTGGCTGACGATCAGCCGGGATTAGTCGCCGGCCGGCCGGACCACGATGAGCGTCTGGCCCGTGATGCCGTCGAGCCGCCAGTTCACCGCGGGGAACCGCATGTGGTACTGACGCCGGATGCGGTACCACGCCTCGAAGGCGTCCCGCGCCGAGCTGCCCGAGCCGACACGCACGAGCACGCGCCCGTCCTCGTCGACCCACTTGCCCGGCTCCGACTGGTACTTGACGCCGCCGCTGTTCGCCCGGTCCAGGCCGAGCAGCACGTCGAGCGGCAGGTCACGGATGGCCTTGAACGCCACTTCGCCCATCGTCAGGTCGCCCTGCGTGAACGCCGTGGTGCCGCCGTCCGGCCGCTGCAGGTTGGCGCCGGAGTACCGGCGATCGGCCTGGAGCAGCGTGATGTAGAGCCGGCGGATGCTGTGATGGGCCGCCAGGCAATCGGTCTTGCCGTTCAGCTTCTGGTCGACCACGTCGGCCGACTGCTGCATGACATCGAGACTGAGCGCACCGGTGGCCGCCTTGACGTACGACTTGAACGAGTCGTAGACATCCCGGTCCACACCGAAGTAGTTGGTGCGGTAGGTGCCGTCGTCGACCAGCGCCATGATGCCCCAGAAGGCGTTCTCGTAGCTGGTGTCGAGGACGTCGGTGACGGAACCGTTGGCCGCCTGCACGATGTAGTCGTTGTCGGCCGCGGCCGACCCGATGTCGCTGGCGAGCGTGATTTCCGTCCCATCGGCCGAGACCGCCGTCACCTTCTGAATCGACCCTGCACGGATCGAGCCGGTGGCCGGGTCCACGGCGGCGATGTAGGTGCCGACCATGACGAACCGGTTGCCGAAGTTGTCGTTGGCGATGCCACCGGGGGCATCCACGGCAACCGTGGTGGTGGCGTCCGGGTTGGCCGCATCGATGCGGCACATCACGCCGCGGCCGTCGAGCGTCAGGGCGTACTCCTCGCGCCGGGCCAGGTCCTTGATCAGCCCGTCCATCTCGTCCTTGCGTGCCTGCTTCCAAGCGTACTCGCCCTTGGACGTGTCGTAGATGGCCTCGGGTGTGATGCGCACGCGGCCCATGAGCTTCTTCTGGCCGACACGCACCTTGACGTGCCCCTGGGCGCCGGCTTCCGCCATCGCGCCTTCCTCACCCGTGAACATCGGGCTGGTGTTGCGCGACACGCGGGCGGTGTACACCGTCTCGTCGCCGCCGTAGCTGACCGGCTGCGTCTTGAAGATGTCGCCGAACGGATTCTTGTCGTTGACCTGGTTGGCGATGAACGACTCGTAGTTGGTCTTGAGCAGACCGTCCACGGTGGTGGTGTTGGCACCGTCGAAGTAGCGATCGAGCACGGTGCCCAGATGGAAGGGCAGCCCCTTGAGGACAGCCGCTCCGAGCATGACATACCGCATGACGAACCTCCGAAACTCTCTCTGGCGGCCTTAGACCGCCTGGCGATTGGCGTGCAGGGCACGAATGGCCTGCCACGCCGCGTCGTGAACCTGATCCTCGGTCTGAGCCGCGGCAGGCTGGCCGGCCGGGGGTGCGACACCGCCCGGCTGCGGAGCCGCGGGGAGCCCAGCGTTCTGGCGGGCCGTGGCGGCTGCGGGGGCCTGGGCCGCCCGCCGCACCGGGTCGACGAAGCTGCGCGTCCACGACGCCACGAAATCCTTGGCGAGCGTGGGGTCGCCCCAGGTGTACCGCTGCACGAGCTGCTGGTCGGACTGCAGCCACGCCGCAAAGGCATTGCCGATCGTCGACTGCTGGAACGGCTCCAGCTTCTCGACGCCGAGCGCCTGGCCGACTTCCCCGAACAGCGAGTGGAGCATCCGGTTCCCGTGCGCCGACCACTGCATGTCGGTGGACTGCTGGAGCGCGGGGGCCGTCTGCTCGAACTGCTCGAGGGCCTGCTTGACCTTGTCGAAGCTCAGGCCGGTTTTCCGGCTGATGAGATCGATCACCAGATCGGCCGCCTGCGACTCCTCGGCCGAGAGGGGCTGAGGCGCGGCGTTGGGCCGAATGCCGGTCCCCGCTTCGAGCATGGCGCGATAGCGATCGCGGTCCTGCGCGACGGAGCCGACCCGCTGACGGATGATCTCGTTGACCTGGTCGCGTGAGAGCCACGTGCTGCGGTCTTCGGGAAAGCTGAACGTCTGCGGAGCCGGTGACGCCGGACTTGACGGGGCCGGGGACCCTGGAGCCGGGGCAGACGGAGACGCGGCAGGTGCTGGCGATGGCGCTGGGGTGGGCGCCGGGGTACCCCCCGATGGAGACGGAGCAGACGGGGCCGCGCCGGGCGCGGGCTCGCCGTCGAAGAAGCGGGTGAACGTCG